CTCCGCAGCAGCGCTCGCCGATGCCCCGGCAGCCGTCAACGCCGTCTTCTGAGCTTCGGTCGCGGCAGTGACACCGACCTCGGTCTCTTTCATCGCCTCATAGCGTGTTACCGAGAATGTGGCTTGTTGTGCTTCGATCGCAGAAGACCTAGCAGACATCACCTCCTTCTGTGTATTCTCGGAAGTATCGATTGCAATCTGCCGACTCGCTGTGACCTGATCGGAGACTAACTTTTGTTGATTAAATCCGAGATACTTTTGGATAGATTGCTGCCAAATCGTCTGTTCCTCAGCGGCTGCTTTTTGGGTTGCCGCGACTCCGATTTGCAAAGAGGCGTCGTCGCCCGCTCCGGCACCCGTTCCCTTTGAACCACCCAGTGCCCCTAGAGCCTCACCGGCAACACCTAATGCCGAACTCGGACGCTTTCGGAAGCCATACTCGTCGTACTCTTTTGGTTGCTGGTCGCTACCGCCCAACGGTCCAGTCCCGATTCTGGGGATGCCGCCAGTGCCTAACAAACCGCCATTGCCGGAGAGGATACCACCTCCACCAACGATAGTGACCGGTGTCGGCACAGTGCCAGGAACTCCAAGAGGAGTAGGTGGCCCATATCCGTGACCCGGCCCGGCACCGGGATTGAACTGAGGCTGCGGGCCGACTATTTTGTTGAGCGCCCTCATGATCAAGTGGGCTTCGATCCACTTGATCGTGATCTTCTCAATGTCCTGGACGACACTGGTGACGATGCCTTTCCAGGCATCCATCATCGCCACGCTGAACCGCTTCTGGCTAAAGACCCACTCGTTTATGCCTTTGAGGAAAGCTTGGTCGATCTGCTGAATGTACTGGAGGTAATTCTGGAGTTGATCCTTGAGAGCTTCGTTTTCGAGAGCCCTACTCTTGGCAAGGAACTCGTTCTCTAGTGCGAGCTTCTTGCTTTGGAGCTTCGCGTAGTTGTCTGTAGCAGTACGATTGGCTTCCTCTTCGATCCTTAATTCTTCATTAACAGCGGCAATCTTCGATTGGATCGCGCTGAGATCGATTTTGCCGACCTCTTGCTTCTGCTGCTGCTCCGGCGTAGGCGCGAATGGGCTAAGAGATGCAGGAGGTGTGGTGATGTACTTCTGTTCGATGTTCGCTTTTTCAGCGATGAGCACGCCCTCACGACGTAGCTCGTTTTGTTTTTCGATCTCTTCGTTGACCTTACGAGTGTTCTCCCGGAACTTCTCGGTCGACTGGGTGATCTTTTCGTCGGCTTCCTTGACGACAGCGATGTTGTCGGCATTGATCGCACGGACAGCACTCCAAAACTGGATGATCTGTACGGTAGTCCGTTCGCCGCCACGCTCCCAAGCACGGTACTGTTCATCGACAGAACGCTTGACGGCTTCCTCAGCTTCTTTAGAAGCTGCACCCATGAGGCGAGGGATCGCCTTCGCGAGGTATTCGACGGCTTTTTGGTACTCTTCCAGGTCACTCTTAGGGAGCTTCTGGATCGCTGCCTGCTGTTCCTGGAGGAAGGCGAGCCCGGCCTGTTTGCCGTGGCCCTCAGGCGCGGCTTCCTCGACCTCGGGGAGTTTGTCGGTGATCTGCTTGAGATGCTCTTCGTTGATCTTATTTAGTTCGGCTTTGTGATCTTTGGCACGTTGGATGTCGACCTGATCAAGTCCGCGTTGGAGATCGATCTGACGACGCTGCTGATCGATCTCTTCGTTTATGAACGACGGGGTCGCACCCTTTGCTTTAAGTTGCTCTTGCAGCGCATCATGTTTCTTCGCGTACGTCTGCTCAATTTGGAATTGGTCTTCCGCAGCCTTAGTGAGAAGGGCAGCCTTCTGATCGGCATCGATCTGGCCGTTGACGAACTCGTCTTGCGCACGCTTCCGTAGCTCGGCTGCCTCGGCGACTCCGAACTCCTTGATCTTCGCGATCCGTCGTTCTTCGAGTTCGATGCTTTGCTTAAAGGCAGTATCAGCTATTTCAGCCTGGATACGCGGAGCTTCTGCGTTCTTGGCGATATCGATCTTGGCCTGAAGCGCTTCCCGTGCCTTTTGGTTATCAGTAAGGTTCTTCTCGACCTCGTCGTGAGTTCCTACTTGTGGATTAATTTCCCTGCCCTGGAAACGATTGATCGCCTCCGCAGCCGGAGCACTGAACTTAGTGACGTTCGGCGCGAGTAACGTGAAGAACGGATCGCTCGCCCCGGATTCCGGCGAAGGCTTCTTCGATAGCTTACTGTAATCGGTAGCGTCCAGCGCTTTCTGTAAAGTCTGCGCCTGCGTCTCCAAACGGGTCATTTCCCCTTGGAGTTGCTTCAGATCTCCTTCGGCGGCCTTGGACTCAATCGATAACTTGGGGATTCCGGTGTACCCAATCCCACGATTCTGATTGAGCTTCTCGCGAAGATTGAAATACGTGTCGAATGAATTCTGCGCTACACGAATATTATCTTCGAGACGAGCCTTCTCCTCTTTACCGAATCCCTCGAACGCGTCCGCTAATTCACCTACTTTGTTGATCGTCTGATCAAGGATCTCGGCGAACGCTACAGCAGTAATAATCGGGAATAGAAGTTTTAACCCTTCCTGGATTGCCGGTATGGAAGCAAGGACACGCGATAGGGCGAAGATCATGCCCTGCGTAGAACCTACGAGTTCAGCTTCAGCGACACGAGCGACGTTTGACGACGTCGCAACTTGATCTTGAGCCGCAGCGAGTTTCCTAGCAGCGACTTCAGCTTCGAGCGCCGCAACCGCAGACCCCTTTTCTGCGATCGCATTCTGGAACTGAGCTAATGCGGCAGCCTGTGCTGCGGGCGTGGATTCAGCCTCGGCGAGTTCGACGAGTTTGATCGTCGCTGCGAGTTCAGCGGCAGCAAGACGAGTCTGCTGCATCTGCGCACGCAGGGTAGCCAAGGCAGCGTCTGCGCCGGGAAGTTTCTGTTGGATCGCTGGACCGAGACGTTCTGCGTCATGGACGAGAGCATTCGTGGCTTCTCGCGCAGCGGCAGTTGCACGGACATAAGTAGCCCCTAACTCTACAGAGGTCTTGCCGACACCTGCTGCGATTTCCTGCTGGATGGCTGCGAAGTTCTGGCCACGTTCGGCTGCTGCCGTGGTGACTTCAGTGACGACATCGAGCGCGGATGCCTGTTGAGCAGCAGCGTCGGCAGCAGCCTGCTGCGAGGTAGTAATGTCGGCATACTGACTCTTTAGAGCAGCGAGCCCAGAAGCAAGACCGGCAGCAGTATTCTGAAGCGCTGCCATAGAATCAATCGCGGCTTGGTCACCAGCGGCGATTGATTCACTAAGTGCGAGTTGGCTTGCTCCGATAGCCTTATTAGCTTCATTGACTTCAGTAGACGCACGCTTGACGTACGTCGCCATCTTCTCGGCAGAGATGCCGGTCTGACTTGCAACCTCGGCTTGAATTTGAGCGACAGTCGTCGACGAGCGCTGAATGATTTGGTTGGCCTGCTCAATCGCGGCAGCTTGTTTACGCGCGCCTGAGAGAGTAGCCTCTTGTGCGTCTGCTATCTGGAGCGCGGCAGTCGCAGAACCCGCACTGGTGATAGCGTCCTGGACCTTAGCTTGAATGTCAGCCTCGGTCGCAGCCGTCGACTGAGCAGTCGCACGTGCGAGGAGTTCCTCGCGAGCAGCAGCCTCGGCAGTAACCTCGGCTTGTCTAGCCTGAACCTGCTGCTGTGTCTTTAGCGCTAGGATATGTGCTTCTGTGGCCCCAGTAAGCGCTAACTGTCCTCTGATGTCGCCAGACTCAGCGAGCCCCGATACTTGAATTGCGGCGAGAATCTTGGCAGACTCGGCTACTTCCGCATCCGCGCGTTTGCGGATCGCAGCCATCTCAATTACGGAGGCATTAACTTTAGCAGCAACCTCCTCTTGGATCGCTGGGAGAGTCTGGAGTTGACGCGCCGCTGACTGCGCAGCTTGCGCTAGAAGATCGAGTTGTTTCTTAGTAAGTTCGGGGCCATTAGGGCCGTTAGGAGGACCAGCACCGCCACCAGCCGCAGCGATCGAAGGCACACCAGCTAACTCTGCTTTGAGTGCAGCGGCCTTCTTCTGCGTCTCCTCTAAGCTCTTTTCGGTCTCAGCGAGCCGTTCTTTTAGGCCCGGCAAGAAATCCGCCGCACCTGTACCGGCTTTAGGTTCACCTATGGCCGCGAGGATATCCCTATCGTTCTTGAGCGCCTGTGCCAGGATAGCGGATTGAGCTTTGACCTCTGCGAGTTCTGCTTTGATCCGCGCAGTATTCTGCTCTGCGGACGCAGCAGCAGTCTCCATCGCGACCTTAAACTCGGACGCGTCGCCAGTGATCTTAGCTCGGATTGAATAATCGTCTGCCATGATGGTTACTGAATGTTTAGGCCAAACTCTTTGTTCATCGTCTCTTTCATGTAGTCAGGCAGAGACGAACCTGATATTGCGCGGGTTCCTAATTGTTGAGCTAATCCAGGTAAGTCACGGACTTCGTCTTCTTCTCTAATTTTCCGTACACGACCGCCCCCGGCATTCGACGGCAATTTGAATGTCGTGAAAGCAGTCAGCAATATAAGGATAGATTCGGAAGGGGGAGGATAGTCCGCCCAATATGTGAACAACGCTGTCGCGTCGGGGAACGGAATGTCCCCGACGCTCAACAGAGTTGCGGCTCCGGCTGTGATCAGGCGATTGCGGAAGTACGGGAAGTCTAGTCTGCTGCTACCGTCTTCTGAACCGCCTGGGATTCCCCCGCGTCAGCACCCTTACCGGCTACCTGGAGACCACTGATTTCCAGGACTGCGGTGTGGAGTTGATTCATCATCAGGAGATCCATGCGCTTCTTCATATCCGCCAGCGTCAGCTTGGGGCCATCCTTGGCAGCATTGTTGATGCTGTTCATGATGACGGTCAGCGTGATGTCACGCCATGCCGTGGCTGGGGCGTCTTCGGCGGGAGTACTGCCCAGATATTCTTCGACTTGGTCGATCGTGAGGGGAGCAATTACGAATTGCTCCCCATCGATGTTGATTGTTTTGGTACGAGCCATGGGTAACAGCTTAGCCTAATCGCGAGGCTTATGCTAGTAAGAAAACGGAATTATCCGTTCACGCTGTACATATCGAGCACGCGCCCGCTGGCGGATGCGAACGCGGCCCAGTCGACTTCGGGAATCGAGTAATCTCCGCGCTTGTTACCAATGGTGATTTTGTTCACCTTTGCGGCATAAACACGGATCACGTTGTAGACCTGATTCGAGGAGACCGTCAGCGACTGATAAGTGTCGACGATCCAGATCTCGATCTGCGGACCATAACCGATGGTCTGGTTATTGATCTGGTACGTCGCACCGTGACCAGTGAGAGTGTACGAATACGAGATGGTCACGTTCGCCAACGTGTCGAGCGCGGCGAAGGTGTACACGCCGGTCCCTTCGTTGACCGAGTATTGGCCGGTGACGGGAGACGACGCCACTCGAATGAACTCGACGCCCGTGCCAGTGTAGTACACACCGAGATCGAACTGGAAGGTGCCGGTGGCGGGCGGCGCGATCGTCACCGTATACGGAGTCGCAGGCACCGCAGTCTGGAAGTTCGGATACACCGATTGACCGCTCGTCGAGATGACGTCCGCAGAGAAGATCTGGTTGAACATCGTCAGATCCTTGCGGCCAATACCGAACTTGCCGGACAGTTTCTTGTCGACCGTCGCGGTGTCGTCGGGGAATTGATTCTGACCGCGCAGTTCCTTGATTTCGCCAGCGATGTCGATCGAAACATCCTGGACGGTGAAGCCTTGGAGAGGCGTAGGATTCGTGGCCAAGTTGCCTGCGGTCGGACGAACAAACAACCGGCCAGAACCGATCTGAATATAAGCTGCCATGATGATTTCTCCTGTTTGGATTGGATTGAAATGCTGTACTGGATGAAAACGAAACTCTGTTACTTCTTACCTTGTGGTGACTTTGGAGCAAGATCCGGTAACACCGGCTCGGTAATCTTCAACTTTGTGGTCTTGTCAGTTTCAGTGCCGTCTGGCGCAACAGAGTGTGCTGACGTCAATAGCTCCGTGATCTTACTGGCGAAGGGGCTCTTGAGAAATAACCACCCGAGCGCTAACCAGCCGCTGGACGTCGCGGCGTGGATACAGAAGTCCTTGAACCCCTGGAGATTCGTGATGTGGAGTTCGCCCATCTCATGGAGTTGCCATGCTGTAAAGAGTGGGGCCAGCAGGAAGATCGCCAGCATCGTGAGAGCCGTGCTTTTGATCTGGGGGATAGTCATTTTAGCCACGGGTCACACTCCAGTCCGGATGGATACGGGTAGCACGGCGATCGCCTGATCGTCATTGGGGAGATTGCCTTCGTCGATGATGACGTCGCCGTCAAGCCAACAATTGACCACCAGACCACCGAGAGTCTGCATCGGGAAAGCGGGCGACGGAAGAATTGCGCGTTCTACAGCATCGATTAAGTTATTGAGCAAGACAGCAGGGATAGTATCGGATGTCGGTGAGTATTTCGCGTAGATCCAAATGCCGCATCGGAGAGTCCAGCGATTGAGTCCGAAGTCTTCATTCTGATCGACACGGCCTGGAGTCTGCCGCAGGTAACAAGCAGGCTGCTGTATGCCGGGCACGGCATCCCACATCTGGAACTTGCGCGAGATCGTGACGAACGCAGGCTGACTGTCGATCGTCGCCGTAGCGATCACGCCGAGCAGAGCTTCAAGGATGGTTTCGCGGGGAACATTCATGAGAGATCAAGTGACTCGAAATGGCGTTGTACTTCAGGGCTGGTTTCTTCAACTGCGAGACCGACGTACTGCCGGGCTAGGAGTGGCGTCCGATGCACGAGCTTGGTGAATATCTGTTTGCCGCCAACCACGAACGCTAGATACTGTTTGTTGACCGGCACGATGTCGTAATTGTGGGTGCCGCCTTTCTCCAATACTGCACCGTAGGGGATATCAGGACCGCCAACTTGTACAGGACCTTCGACGACGAGACCATTGACTTCGAGCGGGAGTTCTTTCACCGAAGCGAGCAATTTGCCGGAACGAACTTGAAGGATCTGACCGGAGAGATTCGCGCGGATCTTGTCGGCGAGAAGATGCTGAAGAAGCTCGACCTTCTCGCGTAGCCGTAGCGTGACGCGATCCGAGGCATTCTCCAAGCCAGCCTGGAGTTGATCACCCCCTTCTAGGACAGAATCAAAGAGAGGCATTACGGGTGGTACGTCCTGGTGTAACGATTGATAATCTCTTGCGCCCGAGGCGGAATCGACCACGAGCGGTACGTCGTCGTGCCGCCACCCTGAGGAATAGCAATCTGTGCTCGATCTACCCAGCCACGGCGCTTATAGTCCTGATCGATGATCATCAGGCACGCCTCGGCGAGATCGGCGGGAACGGTAGCGAATCCAGAATTATAATCGACGTAAACGTTGCTGATCCCTTGTGTGAAGACGTTGCCGCAATGGCGGGAATAAGCCGACGTGAGGCCGCCTCCACCGAATCCGAAGCCGGGAACGATTCCCACGCCACCACCGACGAGTTGAATGAATTTCTTGTCACGGCTGATCACATAACCGTTCTGCATATGATCGACAGAAGGGCTGATCACGACGCCATTGATCTTCAGTGTGGTCACAGAATTGATCGGCCATTGATCGAGGGCCAAAGTCGCCGATCCGCTGCCGTCGTACCACTCTGGATAATCAGTACTGAAGATCGTGCTCCGGCTCATCATCGACAAGATGTCCTGACTCGTGCCGGTGATAATCGATTGCAGGATGCCGTCGTCGGTAGTGGTATCCAAGTTCATGCTCTCGATCCACGACTTCAATTGCGGGAGCGTCACGAAATCAATCGGATTGGCCGGAGCAAGTGGCGTCGCATAGGACTGGAAGGTGCTCGGCTTGACGGCGACGACCGTGCCGGTGCCGTACCACTCAAAGTTATAGGACCCGACCTGCGTGACCGGAACGTCTTGCGTATACACTCCGGTGCTCACGTGTATCGGAGAAGAATAGGTCGTCACTGTACCGTCAGGAGCAGTCACAACCACGGAAACCGCAGTCGGATCGGTCGGCACCCCGGCGAGGTTCGTGAACGTCACCTTCAACGTGGATAGGCTTCCAATGTAGTAGGGCATTCGCTATTGACCACTCCCGTCGAGCTTATTGGAGACATCCGCCTTACCACCGGCATTGGAAATTCCACCGGTAGCCGAACCGCTAGAGACATCCGCCTTACCACCGGCATTGGAAATTCCACCGGTAGCCGAACCGCTAGAGACGCCAGCCGAAGGACCGGCGTTGAACTGGATACCCAGCCATGCGAGAGCACTCGCAACTATCGCAAGACCAGGGACGAGAATGCCGTGTAACCAAGACGGTAGGCCATCAAAAGCCACCATAGTTGCCGCTACGGCACGATTGATCTGCTTGCTGCAAGACGCTGAGAATCCCGGAGCAACCGCCGTGATGCTACGCGCAATCGCTTTGGTGGCGATGCCTGATAAGACGACCGTATGCGCGGACACGCTGCGAGACATTGACTTAGAGGTCGTCACTGCCATTGGAGTCGTCGTTGCAGTCTTGGATGAAGTCGTCGTCCGCGTCGATGTTCCAGAAAACGTGACCAACGACGCGGCAAACGAGATTACGTACAGGACACCGCCCTTTACTCCAGAGAACAATCCGGAGAAAGCCGCAGCCGTAGCCGACACGGAACGGGAGATCATGCGGGACGTTGCTGCTGAGAACGCAGCTTGCGCCGCAGAGAAGCTACGCGAAGTACGACGTGCTGACGTCGTACTAAACGGGGAAGTACTTGCAGACGACGGTTTCATGATCTCGCGCGTGCTACTTGCCGACATGGTCACCGTACTGGCTGCGAACGACAGGATATAAGTGACTGCTCCTTTAACGCCAGAGAATAGGCCCGAGAAAGCAATCGTCGTTGCTGCAATCGAACGAGAGATCATGCGCGTAGTCGTCGCCGTAAACGCGGCAGTGACGGCGCTCACGCTATGAGAAATATTGCGGGCGGAAGACGCGGCGAAGACCACAGTCGCGGCAGAAATGGAACGTGTGGTGCTTTGGAGTCTCGTAGCAGCAAAGACTTTTGAGACCGCACTCACAGACCTGCCAGCGACCTTAGAGCAGGTCGCAGTAGTCGCCAGCAGCGTCGCCGAGACTACATGCAAAGTAGAACGTGTCGCAGTAGCGGCGAAGGACACCGCAGAAGATCCAATCGATCGCGCGGTGATGCGCGTGCTACTGACAGAGAATGTAGACGTCGTCGCAGTCTCTGTCTTTGCGGTACTTCGTAGACTAGTCGCTGTCATAACCACCATGGAGGCGGCAACCGTAAACGTGTAGGTGACGGCACCTTTGACGGCGGAAAGAAGACCCGAGAACGCTACTGTCGTAGCTGTCGTAGATCGCGAGATAAGACGAGTAGACGTTGAACCGAAAGTGCTCATCGTCGCCGAGATAGCCGTAGCGACCGTGGAACGCATAGAGGTCGTCGAGAACGTGGCGGTTGACGCTGAAGTGCTTCGACTAATCACCTTTTGAGAGACTGCCGCGAAAGCTACGTTGGCCGCCGAGCCTACCTTGCCAATAATCTTTGAGGCCGTACCGACACAAGATAACGTCGTCGCAGAGATCGAATGCGTGATCGTTCGCGTCACAGTCCCGGCAAATGTCCGCATCGATGCGAGAGTAGCGGATCGTGTAATCGATCGCGTGGAGCCTGCCCCGAAAGCTGGCAGCGTCGCGCCGTGCACGCTAGAACGAGTAATGGCACGCCCACTAAAAGCTGTCGTGATCGCGATCATCGTCGCGCTCGTCGCTTTCCTGGTAGTCCGCAGAGACGTTGCTGCAAACATCCGCATGGCAGCTAAAATCGCTGACCGAGAGACGCTGCGGGTCGATGCTCCAGCAAACGTAGGCATAGACGCTGCTGTGCTATTACGAGTGATCGCACGTGTCGTCAGAGTAGAGAACAGAGCCGTCGCTGCGGATATGCTCCGGCTGACAACGTGTCCGGAAGTAAGTCCGGCGAATGTTACCGTCTTCGCAGAAGAGACTTTGCCAGCAACCTTACTGCACACGCCATTGATCACGAGCATCGCTGCCGATATTGATTTGGCGATCGAGTGGGGCACGGTCGCGGCGAATGTCGGAATGGACGCACTCGTCCCACTGCGCACGATCGCTCGCGTGCTAACAGTCGAGAAGGCCACAGTGGCAGCGTTCTTGACTGGATTGATACTACGATTCCAAGTAGCGGTGATGACCATTAAAACTGCCGTGTAGAGGTGTTGCGTCTGCCGAGTAACTACGCCCGCAAAAAGCTGCATCGACGCTGCCGCAGAGCTTGCGTTGCGAGCAATAGATTTTGTGATCGAAGACGTGAACGTCGCTCGTGTTGCATTAGTAGAACGGCTGGTAGTACGACCTGTATTGACGGCAGCTAAAGCGACAGTAGCAGCACTCGAAACCTTACCTGTCTGTATCGAGCGTTGATCGAAGAACGGCAGCATCGTCGCATTAAATGACTGTACATAAGCCGTACCCGAAGACGAAAGGATATAGCGAGTCTTGTGTGGAATAGGAAAGGAACGGCCAAAACGTGCCATGAATTACCAGCGTGATGCGCGATTTACGGCTTGCAGTACAGTGACGGGTCGAGCAATCGGCGGTGGAGTGTAGTCAACGTAGATGCCTAAGAAGCAACATCCGACTACGCGCGTTGATGCTAGGTTCTTACGAATAGTAGCAGTCGGCGCAGTAGAGAGCGTAACAGACGGAGCCAAAGCAACAACTCCAGGATTGCTAGGCCAACCTGTAGGATAAGTTCCTTCGACTACATTGTTTCCATACTCAAATGGTCCGGTCCCGGCTGTTTGTGAAGGATTAGCAGATATCCACACAGCGCCGGGTTTAGGATTACCTGTTGTGATTTCTTCGCCATGTGCGGCGACTGCGTAGGCAGCATTTATAGTTGACCCAGGTGGAATACCAGCAGCAATATAACTCTGCATGGTAGCAACGTAATCGCCCGTTGTAGTGCTAGTTGCATTCTTAATCTTAGCTGCTGCCGTTCCTGCTGCTACACCGGCTGGTGGAATGTTATCTACTGATCCGTGAATGTCGCCTGTGCCACCCGCACCATCGGTCCAACCCCCAGCGCTAGTGCCTGCTGTTGGTATAAGCAGGACAACTTGATTGTTAGCACCTGAGGCGGGAGCACCGATATTTGAATCGAAGACAGAGACGTCATCGAAATATACATCAATTGTTGGATTTGTGCCTGTAGGGCCTATAGCAAATGAAGGCTGAACTGTTGCAGCAACTGCTCCCGTGGCACTTGCAATCAAAACACCATCTAAATATAAATCTCGGTTAGTACCGTTAGCATCAATATCGATACGATGCCAAACCCCATCACCTGCGGTTATGCTTTTTCCGGCGACGGAGCTAGAGCCATCGCCATACGCTATTCTCAAAGTACCAGCAATATCAATAGATAGTCGGGAACCTGTGTTACCTGACGGTCCTGTTTGTAATAAAGTTGTTGAATTCTGATTGGTGGCTACATCAAGGCGCATATAGAAGCGCACTGACTGAGCGAAATTAACTTGAGCACCAGACCGACGTATCTCAAACGACATTGATACGTTTGTAGCAGTCGGGTTAGCACGCCAAGAAGCAGAACCACTGCGGAATACAGTTGTAGAAAATGAATTAGTACCTGTACCAAGCTGTGTACCTTCGCCTGCAATCCGGTATTCAAAACCGGTCATAAAACTAAGACCCATATAGTCTCCTAAGACAGGCTTAATACTACGCTGCCAGCTTCATCCAGCAATAAGCGTTTATGGCCGCGCCGAAGGTAACGCGTATACGTCCGAATTTGCTTGGTTGGATGACGGCCTCCTGCCCGAGAGGAATCTGGAAATAGTAACTGCCGGTCGGAGCAAGCAACTGTGGGGCATCTAAATTGCGAACTGCTGTGATAGAACCTTCATTGGATGATGTGTAGCCGGTGCTTGTGGTCCCTACAGCAAAAATATTGGTCGTGGGGTCACCTGCATTGAGAGCTTCGGCGTCGATCTTCGTGATGTCAGCGGCAGCGGCAGCAGTAACAGTGGCCGCGACGTCGGTCTCGATGAGTTCTACCTTGCCTGGGGTGGCAGCAGCACTACCGTCGAATGATATCCCCCAGGCAATAATCTTGAGGAACTGTGTAGTTCCAGGTTTGACCTGTAAGAGGGTCTTAATAACGGCACCCGTAGTGACAACAACCGGAGCCGCTGTCGTCTGCATCGCACCGTTGCTGAAAAGATAGATCATTTCTTCCTCTAATTTCAGAATTAGAGGGTGCGTCGAATTAGGACCGACGCACCCACCATTTATTCCTAAATTGTGTTTACGTGCCGCCAGCAGTGCAGGTCAGAGTATAAGTGGTCTGGATTGAATCACCCGTACTCGTGATCGTAATCGGCGCAGCCACCAGAGCGGCAGCACCGACCGTCGACGGAGCGTTGCCGGTGTTCATCCAACGACGATCCCAGAGAGTGCCGGTAGACGCAGCGCTCAACAGTCCCCATTCGATAATCGTCAGCGGAGGAGTCGTGCCAGTAAAGACAACCGTCGCCACCGAACGATATTGGTTCGAGGACGGATTAGATTGCGTACCAGCGACGCGCGTGATGCTGGCAACTTCGGTCGTGAGTGCAGTGTCGGCTTGTCCATTGAGCAATTGAGCCGCATTGGTGCCGCCGCCGAAGGAGGAGCCACCGCCTACCGACCCATCGAGCGAATAGGTCGACGACGAGAGGGAGATGATTTCCCAGATTCCATTGATGCCCGTAATGCCAGTGATGCCGGTGAGCTTGATGATATCGTTCGTGAAGAAAGGATGACCGGCCTGGGTCACTACGATCGGAGTCGCCGCCGTCGCGTTAGTCGGCGAAGAGGTCGATCCGTGAACATCTCCAGTTCCATAAGTATGGAAATTGAAGTTGATCAGCGGGTTCGTATTGTTGACGAAAGTAGTCGCGAGATAGTTGATTCCCGCCGACGTCACGATTCCCAGCGGACTGGTGCCGACCGCTCGCAGAATATGAAGTGCTGCTTGCGGGTTAGCTTCGATCCAAAGAAGAAACGTGGCGAAAGTCATGGCCGCGAGCCATTTCTTCAACTTTCGCATTTGCGCCCAAACGTTGTACCACCACGTCACAGGGCGGGAGACGATGCGCGTCTGCGGGGCAAATACCTGCCGACTGCCATCCGCGCGTATCAGTGTATGCTGAACTTCAGCCGAGAATTGGATTTGACCTGCAAAGTGCATATGACGATGTCCTTAAAAAAGAGGATGTCGAAAAAAGAGGCAGCCGAGAACGACACCGGCTGCCTCATGCTCGCGACGGAGGATAGTCGCTTAGTCGAGCAAATCGCCCCAGACGTAAAGGTCTGCGGTCGCCGGAGCACCTTGACCGGTAGTCAAGCTGAGATACAATTGCGTGCTCGGGGCGTAAATCGTGTTGCCGGGAGTCGCCGCGATCGTGAGTGACACGATCAACGACGCGCCCGTCACTCCGCTGTATACCTGCGAGTTCGCAACGACGGCGGTGCCGCCCTTGGAAGCCGCAGGATAGATGCCGCCTGCTGCCGTGGTCAACGAAACAGAGCCGTTGCCCGCAGTGATCTTGGCGATGCGGAACGGAACCAAGGTCGAGAACTTGGTCATGATGAACGGTTGATCGGTCGTGATGTTCATGTTTGCGCCGATCAAGCGTCCGAGAAGAACGCCCGCCGTGCCCATGTTGAACACACAACCATTGTTGATGAGATCCTGGATATCGAAATTGGACGGATTGGTGACCGTGACGATACCCAGCGAGTTCGCAGTGTAATTGGCACCGCGAGTGATATAAGTCTGATAAGGGACACCGAGAAGTTCGAGGGTCATTGATGGAATCTCCTGAAAGAAATTTATAAAGGCCGTGAAGAGCAGCGCCTCGCGTAAAGGACACTGCTCTCCGTTTTTGGCGAAGCTTAGTTCTGTACGAACGAGCCGATGCCGGTGATGATACCGATCAGCCAGGGGACGGTGTGGGCGAGCACTTCATGCACGTAGGTGCCGAAGGGCCACTTGCGGGAAGTCTGCGGCCACTCGATCGAGTAGTAGTCGCGCTGCACCAGCATGCCGGAGACGTAGGGAATACGGCTCTGCGGATACGGGTTGACCTTCTTGTGGAAGTACAACGTGCCAGCGGGCACCATCGGGTGGATGCGGATCGGGATCGCTGCCGAACCGGTCTCGCTATTGAATGCGTAGCGGGACTGATAGGCGCTCACCACATAACCGCCGAGAATGTTGTTCTGGCTGTCACGCTGATACCAGAACTGGAACGCGGCAGAGCTTGTTCCGGACCAGCGGATTGCCTGATCGAGAACGGCTACGGCGTAGGCGTCACCCCAGATCTCGTCCACCGTGGTCTGATAGTTCTGCCAAACGTACTGGAGCAGAGTTTCGATCTCGGTGACGCGCCCGTTCTTCTGGGAGGTCAGCGAACCGCCATACAGATCGGCGTAATACGCGCCGGGCGTGTTCGCTCCGTAGGTCAAATAGCCATCGAAGTCCAGCGAGTTGAAGCTGTTATCGTTGGCCAACCCAACCATGTTCGCGGTTTGCGTGCCGGTAGCAGTACCGGAAATGAATGCGAACGGGCAAGTGGTGATACCAGCCAGTTTGGCGTTTGCCAGGGAGCCGGTCGAGGACGACTCGACGTCGACGAACCACGCATAGCCGTACACGCCTTTGATGGGCAAGCTGGCGGCAGGAATGGAGACGCGAATCGTCAGGTTGTTGGTGGTTGCTTGCAGCGGAGTGGAGATCGCGCTGACAGCCGACATGCCGCCGTTGACGGTGATGTTGCTGCCGTCCGCGCCGGTCGAAACATACTGCGGAGTCAGACCGGAAGCGATCGTGGGCAACAGACCGTAGCCGTACTGATTGTTGTTGGGATTGCCCATCGCGGTCAGCAGCACGCAGGCCACGGACACGAAATTGGACGTGGTCAGGGCCGTGGTGTAGGGAAGATCCGCGTTGCCGGGAGTTCCCAGGTTGCCCGCAGCGCCAACCGTGTGAGTCGCCACGACGCCATTGGTTCCGCCAGCGACGGTTCCCGTGTTGACGGGAGTCGGGCAGGTCCCCAGTTTGAAGCCGGTAAAAGTGCTGCCAGCCAAACCGGAGTTACCGTTGAGGATCATGCCCTCTTCGGCCAGGAACACGCGATGCAGATCGCGCAGATGCTCGTCCGCCAAGTTGTCCGTGTAACCTTCACCGGCAAACTCAGCGGTATACGTCACGCTGCCTTCCGATCCCTGCTCTTTGTACGCGGCGTAGTAGTCGACTTCGTTGGGAGTCGCAACCGGCGCGCGCTGGCCTTCCGGAACGCCTGCGTACAGGACACCAGGATTGGTGGTCGCCTTCCAATGCGCCATCGTGCCGTATCCGTCGTTGACCTTCGGAATACGAGGAACGGTGTTGCGGAAATGCACGTTGACCGGGTAGATCAAATACGCCGGTCCACGGAGATCGTAGAAGTTGAAGCCGAGCGTCGAAAAGACACCGGCCTTCTGCAACGAATCGCCGTGAATTGCTTCCACCTGAGCTTTGATGAAGGATTTCGCGATGGCTTCGCGTTCCGCCACTTCGCCCATAAACCGGCCCATCCGCTCCTCAAACCCAGGAGTACTCGGATTCCCCTGCGGCAAAACCGGAGGAGAGGCTTTGAAAGTTTCGAGCCGGGTCTTCTCGCCGTTTTCGAGCGAGGCATTCCAGGCTTTGCGCATCTCACCGACATTGTTACGGACAATCTGATACCGATTGTCCGGCAGGATGTTGTTGAGAGCACCACGTCCACTGTATTGATACGTTGACATTTTAATTCTCCGTGAAATTGGAATGATTACTACTGAAGGAATGAAGAAATGCAGTGGCCGGTAAGGGGATGGTTACCGAGACCGGCCACGAAGAACGAGGGGTTGGCGCGTAGCCTAGGGCGAGACGAAAGATTAGATGCCGACGTCGGCAGTCGCAGTCTTCGTGAGAGTAGCGGCGGGAGCCGGGCCACGATTGACCAACTCCAGACCGGCACTCTTGGCTGGAGCGGCAGCCGTGCCGGGAGCCGGGGTGCCGGAAGTACGAGGAGCAGCGAGCATGTCCTCGACGCTCTTTTGCAGCTTGGCGGAATTCTCGTTGCTGGTATCGATCGACTTCTTCAGATCGGCCAGAACACCGGCCAAAGTCGGATCGACGGCGGGAACGGCAGCAGCGGCAGCAGCCGCAGGACTCGCGGGTGCAGCAGCAGCGGCTTTTGCGGCAGCGTCCGCAGTTGCGTCAGCGGCTGCTTTAGCGGCAGCGTCGGCAGCTTTCTTGCCGTCCTTATCGTCGGCATCGTTGTCACAGTTGTCGGCCATGGCTTTGCAGTGCTCGGCCATCGCTTTGTGGCACTCGTGGAGCTTCATGTGCTCCTTGTGCAGACCGCCATGCCCAGCCCCGGCAGCCTTGTGAGCCTTGTGAGCCTCTTCCATGTCCTTGTGGGCTTCGGCGATCTTTTCATGGTGAGCGGCGATTTTCTCGTGATGCGCCGCCAATTTCTCGTGCTTTGCGGCCATCTTGTGGAAATGCGCTTTCATCGTGTGCCCTGCTTTTGCAAGGTCAGCAAGTTCTGCCGCGATATCGAGGACTTCATCTTCCATTGCGTTTTCTCCTTTGAGTAATTTAAGTTCTTCTTGCGCTGCCTTGAGAGTAGGAATTAGTTCGGACGATTCTTCCTCAACCATGTCCTTGAGGATTACAACCAGATGTTCGATCGCTGCGGCGAGTTCGACAGCTAAAGCGTCGTCGCGATCGTCTTCCTCCCACGTAGCCTCCATCAGGCAGTTGTAATAAAGGTAAGAGAGAGTGGAGAGAGTTTCGGCGAGGATGCCGATGTCCCACATGGCCTTTTTGACTTCGTCGCCGTCGTAGGACTTCTTGAGAGCAGCTTTGACGAGATCGCAGAACGCGGAGGCGGCAGCTTTCTCACTTTCTACGTCGATGCCATACTTCTTGGCGGCAGCCACGATCTTCGCGTGGACCGATTCCTTCTCGTCCTCCGGAATACCCTTGGTCTGGTTGAAGCGGGCCAGGGCATTACGCACGTGCCGCTTGGATTTCTCCTCGCTAGAAAAGTGGATCGGTAACTTCCAGGTCGAAGGATCATCCTTATCTCCTACATAAGCGAATGCGCTTGCGGGGAGGTCTTCGCCAGCAACACGCTTGGTCTTGGCGTCCTTGAGAAGGATGACGGACTTGATCTGATCTAACTGATCTTGAGTAAATAAGGCCATAGATGAATCTCCTTCTGGATGAGCAGCCGCCGCGAACTCCTGTGCGGTCTTCTTGGCATTCGCTGCGATATCGTCAAGGACAGTTTCCGGACTGCGGCGGAACTTACGGAGTTCGACGGAGCCGTTGGCCTTCACGTAAGCAAATGTCGCGTCAGGATTCGCCGGGTTATCGACATAGGAAACCTCGGAGAGCGTGAACCAATAGCGCTCGTATTTGCCTTCCTTTTTGACTTTGGTGACACGACCGCCGATCGAGTAACCGGTAAGGAAGCCGCCCTGGAGCATGTCCCACACTTCGTCGTTGATGGGCTCTGATTCGAGGTAGACTTCCTTCGTCTCATCGCGGAAGTCAATACGGGTCGCTTTGCCGCCAACATCGCCGACATTGTGCTGGATACGAATGTTACCGAGAGAGACGGATTGACCAGCAGCCTGCGTCCGCTTCATGAAGTCTTCCGACCATTGAGTGAACGTCTGCTTAGAACCCTCGTAGTCGGCGATCTGATCGTCGCAGTCGACGGCCTCAGAAGTAGCGAGACCATAAACTTTATGTGTCGCTTCGTCGACCTTGACCAAACGGAAGTTCTTCTTGATCGGCGAGCCGACGAAGAGATGCTGTGGAAGGGCAGACGATCCAGGTGCCACCAGAGAAGGTGTCATAAGAGTTGAGGAAATACGAAGAGTTTGAGATTATGCGGTTACCGCACCGCGCTCGACGAGACGAAGAGCTTTCTCGCCGGGAGTGCCGACAGGAGATGACGGCGAGCCATGATCGCCGGAGTCACCGCCGCCAGGAGTCGCCTGGAACGTCTTGCCGATTTGCATCCAGCCATTCGCGGTAATGATGCCGAGTTCGTCGGCTTCGGGCTCCGGACGCGGATCGTCACCACGAAGCTCACGGCGTTCGTTCCAAGAGTAGCCGCCGTTCTTGACGTAGCCGACATCGGTTTCCATGAGCTTCTTGATGTCGGACTCGCGTTCCTGCTTGAAGGTGATCTCGTAGTCGGTCATCATCATGTACTGCTGGATGATGCGATTGAGGATAGACTGGAGCCAGATCACCCAAGGAGTGATGCCCTCTTCTTCTGAAGCGGTTTGATTCGACTCCGAACTGGCGCGGTTCATCATCTTTTGCAGGCGCTGCGGAGAATCACCATAAGCATAGGCGACTTTGCGGATATGCACGTCGTCGAACGGGTCGGCGAGCAACTGTTCTTTGGGGAACAGAATCTGATCAGGCTTACCCTCTTTCTGAAAGCCTTGCAGGATCGTCCATTGACGGCGACGGGCTAAGTTACCAGCGAGAACCGCGTTATTCGCCGTCATCGCTTCTTTGATCTGATCCGGATTGATGCCGGGAGGGGCAATCTGGATCACGTCAGGAATCGAGCCGGACGTGTAATACGCCAGTGTGAAGTTCAGACGCTCGATGCCGATTTTGATCTCAGGCGCGATCGATTCCGTGGGGGACATTCCATACAGATATGAGGAAATCGTGTCACGCGGGACGATATTGCGCACGCCGTAGAGTAATTCGTCGGTCGTGAAGTCGACGCGCGGCTGCCCGTACCAAAGTTGCGTGTAGGCTTTGCCGGGCGGTAGAGGAGTCAGACCGCGTTCGTCGATGTAACGCGAGATGGAAGCGCCGTCGACCGTACGAACGGCAGCAACTTTGCCGCGTCCGGAACGCTCAATGAGACAAGACCCAGCGTCGATCGTGAGCAAGTTCTCGATGAGACCACGTGACCATGTCGCCCAGTCGGTAACACGATCCGGATACTCGAAGAAACGAGAGAGATTGACGATATTCTCGTCGCCCTTTTGGCGCTTGGCGCGTTCTCGCTGCGTTTCGCCGGGGATCGCCTTGAGGCCGACCGTCCATTCGGTCTGACAGACGATGTCCTTTACGTTATCGATACAGATACGAGCGAGAGGATAAGTCGCGAGAGAACGAAGTTCTGAGGCCGTATACTCGGCGTCCGGGCGAGCCGTGAAATTGAGGTTCTGCCCCTCGAAGAATGGAAAGTTGAGCGGCTTCGATCCGGGAGGTCCGAATGGCTTGACCGGCTGTAAAGGATTCGGCCACGCAGACGCTGGAATGGACGCGATAGATGGAGTCTGATTGCTCGAAGGATAGAGCGCCTGTTGGGCTCTATCGGTGAGCATACGAGCCATCGTACCGAGGTTGAGAACGCGATTACCAGCCATGATAGGTGACGGTTTAAGTGAGAGAATTCAATGACGGAAAGAGCACTGAAGGATCATCGCCCTTAATGACAGTTGCTTCGTGCCAATTCGCACCGCAGATGTTACACGTGTGCCGGATTACTACGCCAGGGGCAGTCGCCTCAATCATCGGAACACATTCGATCTTGCCGGATGCGTTGCCGCAAGCCGGGCAATCAGTGTTAGGGCTGATTACCCGGTGCGGCACGGGGGGCTTATAAGAAGGCGGCGGCGGAACAAACAGCCAATAGAGCGCTAACCACGCGTCCCAGAGAGATTTCTTGATCCAGACCCAAAGCACGTTAGAAACCCCAGGTCAATACGCAACGTGTCGGGCAGCCGATGACCATCGTGCCTGTGACGCCAGCACCACCAGCCTGCACCGTAATCCCATTCGGCATGGGGCGACACGCATTCGGAATGATCGGCGTGAAGAACCAAGTGCTGGCGCTCCCTGAAGCCCCCAATGCATTATTGAGCCACACCACCGGAGTCGCCTGCCGATCCTGTACAGAGATAGTCTGGCCAGTCGCCGTGAAGTCGGCATAACACACGTAGGCATTCTGCTTGATGACATCAGTGGCCGAAGTCGGGATTGCCTGCGGACGAACGACGACGAAATTGGTCAGTTGCGGATAGCCGTTCTGCGCATGCGTGCTATCCGGCATCGTAAGCATCGCAGCGAAGATGACCGCGATCACGATCGAGAGGGTATAGGCCACTTTATTTCTTTTCATCACGATCCTTCTTTCTTTGCTGGGTCTGCTGGGCAGGAGTTTCGGGTACGACTGTAGGCTTATTCAGAGCCGTCAGCATATCGCGGATCTCGATCTGCACGGCGAGGTTCTTTTCGAGTAGCCCGGCCAGAATCATGAAATAGCGCTCCTGGAGCGTACCGGCTGTCGTAGTATCGATCCCGTAGGGGCGGTTACGCTCGGAGGAGGACGCTTCCGCCCCGTTCAGGACTCCCTGCAAGGAATTTGGTGTCATGATGCTCTCTTGAGCCACTCGCCACGTGACGGAGCAGCATCGAATTTCGTGTGATCGACGCGATGCCCACATTGGTTGCACTGGATCATCGCTCCGATACGCACGATGCAGGTTGCGCCACAAGCCATGCAACACTCTTTGACAATCTCGCTGACCCGGCGCTTGATCGTCTCTATCTCTTGAGCCCGCGCCATAGTCATAACAGGCGCGCTACCCAAGATCGGAACGCCCTGCTCTTTTAGTTCGCGGACATACTCGACGAGACCAAGAACCTGGATACCGGCGAACGCGGCGTACCAGCCGATGACCAGTGCCATCGCGATGTCGTCATGCTGGCCAGTCGGAGCAGAATAACGAATCATGCCCGAGGGGAGCACGGTGCCCGTAAAGGACTCAAGCTCGCTGATCATCGCTGCATCGTCGGGGATACCGATCTGCTCCCGCTCAAAAGCCAGGGCCAGTGCTTCGACGGCTTCGGTTTTAGAAGCATTCGACGTCATGAACGGCGTCACACGGACGCCATCACGCTCCAACTGCTCGATGATCGGCTCACCGATAGAATTGGCTTCTACCGTGATAGAAATCGGCTGCCAGAGATCACGGAGAGCCTGAAGACGACCACGTTGCAGAGTGTAATCGACCTGATTGGAACGGTCGATCGCCACCACGCGGCGCATCGTAACGTCGATAACTACAAATACGGTGAAATCGATCGATCGGCCCCAATCGACGCCGATTACGTACTGGTGACCGGCGATAGGGCCTTTTTGGAGGCAATCCGCGACGATCGCGTCGCGAATCTTGCGAAATACCGCGCCTTCCCAGTTGACGAACTCAGCTAAATACTCCTGGCGGAACCGCGCGTCCGTCAACTCCAAACGTGCGGACTCAATTTCGTCCGGGTGAATATGGGGATTCGACGCTGTCGGCATCCGCCAGGAATTCCATTCGGCGAACCGTGGGTCCTGGCCGTAATCGAAGAGTGTCTTGAACCCGCCCATGCCACGGGGGGTCGACAGAAACCAAGCATCGCCGCGATAGTCAGCAAGGCGAGTACGAATTAGGCGCTGCCAGACAGAAATGAGGTTCTTGACACCGGCAGCTTCGTCGACGACGGCGACTTTGTAACGACGTCCACGAGCCGTATTGTCGTCGGCATCTTCGAGACTCCAACAATCGATCGAGCCGCCTGTGACGAGTTCGAGACGATGCTCAGTCTCGTCTTTGCGCGAGATCAGAGGTCCGAGCCAATTCGACGTCTGCATCTCGCGCCAAGGCTCGGCGAGGAGTTTATACGTCGGCGCGAACCACGAACAGGGGTAACCCTGGATGGCAGGATGCGCGATACGATCGATGCCAAGAGTCGTCTTACCAAAACGCGCGCCGCAGCAGAGAACATTGAAACGCTTGGCTTCCGCGATGATCTTCTGTTGAGCAGAATGCGGTCGCGGGAATACGACGGTGAGCTTATTGCCCTCACGTCCCGATACCGGAACTTTTGGAGGCGCGGTCATTGCTGTTCGTTGTGATTGATGATCAATTGCTTGTCAGCGTAAACGATTTCGATCTTGGAGGCAGGCGCTCCACCTTCTTGCCACTGGCCGACTTCGATCGCGCCCTGCTTTTCGGTGTCGCGCATTTCCTTGGCGAGCGCGACGTCGTATTCGCCTTTGTCGGTTACCCAACCGGTCGTAGCGCCGGGGACCTTTTCGAGTTCCGGATTCTCCTTGGCGCGTTTCGCACGCTGCGCGACGATGGTCTTCTGTGCAGCCCATCGTTCGTTCGCGGCAATCAGACGATGCGCGCGATTGGCCAACCCCGACAGCATCACGTGTTCACTCAGAGCTTCGAGATACTGCCGGATGCGAAGACGAAACTCCGTGTTCGTCATCCACGACTCGAAAACGTGAGGATGCAGGCCCAAATTCTGGCAGATGAGCGTCGGCGGCATCCCCTCGGCAGCACATCGGGCAGCCTTATCCGCGACGTCATCCCACTCGAACTGCCGGTCCAACAGAGAAGAGACGAAAGTATCGATCGGCGTCGTGGGGTTGTTGTGAAGTCGCAGACCAGTACGAATTTCGAGGTCGTCGCGGTCTTCTTCGGCGACGGCGACGTCGGAACCCAACGGGAACCGCGTGCCGGGTGCGCCTACCTTGGCGATCACGCTCGAAGGCTTGGACTGCGCCATACGATCGTTGATTTGACGCTGTGCGGAACGCGCGAGACCGGCTTCTTCGTCCAGGATCTTCTGGCGGCGCTCATTCTCAGCTTTTTTATCACGGGCTGCTTTCGTCACTGTTCTCGCTCTCGATTCCTAGGTGAAAAGGCTCGCGACCGGCGCGGGTGAAACAAGTACGTGTTATGGTCGCGCTGTACCGTACGGGAATCTTCAGCCACAGGGAGCACTGCTCTTAACTTCATTCGCAGAGCTTCGATTTCCCGCATCGGACGGTTCACTCGAATGTACTTGATCTTGTTCCAGGTGCCGTTGGCCGTCAACGCCTCGACGTCGCACATCGCGAGGAGTTCCTCACGGTTCATCAACACGAAAGCGACGCGTTTGCTCTTTTCTTCGAGGACGTCGACCGGAAATTTCAGTCCGTGAAGGTATTTCGGGATGCGCTTCGCAGAAATGATCATAAAAGACGCTTTGCTAACTCCTCGATCGATTCCGTGCGAATACCAAAGCATCGCGGGCAGGATTGAAAGCCTGTGTAAGGCTTCATGCAGCGATGACAGAAAGGCCGCGCTCCTCGTGGATAGGAGCGCAGCCCGGTGGACGCTAAAAGGGCGCTCCAGGCTTCCTCTTTTAGCGTTAGCTGAACGAAATCAATGGTCCGCGTCAGGACCCAGCCAGTGAAGCAACTGCGGGTCCGCGCCGTCGCGTCCAGGTCGAAAAGAGCGATCCCGCCCCTGATGGGTAGGCCCCGAACATTGAACGCACGCACACGATCGTCGATCAGCCGAAAGGAATAGTCTCCGAAAACGTCTTGAGGGATCGAAACGTGCTTACTAGTGAGATACGACGGTAACGAGACTAACACTGCGGTCGATTCCTCCCAATCGCCTGACCTCCATCGGGTTGTGGAATGTCCGATCAGGCTACCGTCGATAACCTACACGTATCCTGGGACAGTGCGGTGGTTATCTGATTGCGTAGGTTATGCCCACTGGGAAATCGTGTCAAACGAATATACGAAATATGCTCGTAAATTGTTGATTATTATTGTTCCCGGTCTGCCATTTCGCCGCTAATGTCATCATCGATCAGGAGGTCGTCCTCCTCCCGCGTCGCTTGGACGAAGGACGCTTCTGGGAGAGCAGGTATCTCCTCGGTATCAGGGAGAGCCCGTATTTCCTGGGGACTAACACCAGAAACTGCCGGAAAGGCACTGCCGGGCGTCGGCTCGCTTGATTTCTCAATGGGCTTCTCCGTTTCCTGCCAATTTTCGGTATAGTGGACGACTCCTGATTGACGGCCTAGCCACTCTTTGACGGCTGCACAGTAAGCGCCGCCGAAGTAATGGATGAACAGGCGTCCATCCAAATGATCGATCTCGTGTACCAGGGCGCGGGCAAAGAAACCGGTTCCCTTTACGGACTGCACCTCACTGAACTGGTCCTGATATTGGACGGTGACTGAGTCAGCGCGTGTCATTTTGTCCCGGTGGCCTGGGATGGAGAGACAGCCTTCCTGTTCCTCAGATCGACCGGATTGGGAAACGACACGCGGATTGATCAGAACGAGGAAGTCATTCTTGTTTTTGTTGAACGACGTGCGTACGACGGCGACACGCAGGAGGACACCGATCTGTGGAGCGGCCAGCCCGGCACTGTTCTCGGTAGCCTGACAGGTATCGAGTAAATCCTGAATCACGCTCTTTACTTCCGGTGCCGCGAAGTCTTTGACTTCAGCGCATACCTGTTCGAGGACCGGATCGCCATAAATACGGATAGGCTGAATCATATTTTTACCTCACGCTGCGAAGCTGGGAAGAATTTTCGCCAGACCTGGAGTACTCGACGCTTTTTGTCAAACGCAGCCGTAGCGAGCACGAGACGATCACCGGGTAAGATATAACTCCCAGGCGTCACTGCGTATGTGAAAATACTAGTTGCTGGGTCGAAGGTGCCGAAAATCTCCTTTACAAGGACTTCTTCTCCAATCTTATAGAGAGGCTCCTCCGACACATTCATGCTTCCTTCCTCCACTGCGGGTCCAGTCCGATTGTGATCAGTATACAACGAGCACGTCTACGGCGTAGCTTCAAAGCGGTGACTGTGATTCCAGCCCGGCGAGCCGCTTCGATATTGCCACGATGACGACTAGGGTCCTGTACGTCCAGAGCTTCCTGCTGCTTGCGGGTCAGGACATCTTCTGGAGTCAATCGCATATCTTCTACTTTGTAGCAGCGAGCACGCGTTTGTCGGTGGCGGCGAAGTAACCTTCGGTGCCGAGTAGCTTGACAGCACAGTCGTCGCAGTAAAGCTTGTCATCATTCTTGACCCACGGACGACCTACTTGACTGTGCGTGAGGTCGAGCACCGCACCCTCGGCCTTGCCGGGAGACATGCCAACCATCTTCGATACCTTATCGCAGACGTCGCACACTGCTCGATAGAGTACCGGGTCAGATTTAATCATAAGAACAGATTGTAGCGCTACACTGTACCCTACACAACAAAAAAGGGGATTTCAGCGGAGTTCCGGGATCTTGGGAGCCACTTCATGGATGACCGGAGGTAGCTGCTGTTTCAGCATTTCCTTGAAGCGGCGTGCATTGGATACCTTGAACACGTTGCTGACGGCACGGACCTCGACCTTACGGAGAGGATTCACGGAGTATTCCCGCACCATTTCCAGGTGATACTTGCCTTCTGGAACGGCGGGGACGCGCAGCACAAATAGCGCCTGGGTGCAGCCCGACACGAGCGGCCCGCTCTCCAAAGGGAGGTTATAGATCACCCCATCCCTGAAAGATAGCTGCACTTGGGCGCGGAGGAACTCGTATTGCTTATCTTTGCAGTAATCGAGGCTGTACTCTAAGTATTCCCCCACCTCGATTTCCGTGTCGAGTACTTTCAGGCCCTTGACGTCTATTATGTGATAAGGCCATGTCATCCAATAGCCCAATTGCAGCACGAAGATCGCACAGAACATTAGGCCCACTACTGCGGCCTTATGAATGAATGCAGCCGAAGAAGTCATGGTGTGTGAACCTTCCCGCTCACAACAATGCTGATGAGTGCCGTGACTACAGACATCACGATCAGCGCTACTAACCCGTAGGATATCATCCGCGTCGGGCTAAACTCGACTTTGGTCACATACTTCTTTTCCAGGTCGGCACGTTGTTCTTTAAGACTAGTCGCCAAATCGGTACGGATTCCTCTAAGACTAGCCTCAATCTTCCGGTAAATCTCCTCGTCGTATTCCGCGTGATGGTTTACGTCACGCCGTAGCCCACTGACCTGTTCGCCGAGCTTGATAAGCATGTCGCGTTCCCAGCGATCTGGGGTGGGTTGGTCTGGCATGGCTTCTCCATGAAAATTAAAGTGGGCGCTATTAGCATCTTATATGATTCCCTTTAAACAAAAACATGCTGTCGTGTCGGTATGCGAGTAACGATCATGTCGGTATGCGCATGACGGCGTCGAGCGTCGGTTCGTCCAAACACCAATCGAGATCAACAGGGTCGTCAATACCGGGTAATTTCCCGGCACTCGACCATTGCCAGAAATCCCAACTGCTCCATAAGGTCGTGGTATTCGGGCGCTCAGCGCGCGTGTAATGCGCGATCCATAGAGGATATTCGGAGAAGTCAGGATTGAGATACGTCGAAGCGAAGGACGGTGACGTGTACACCATCGGGCGCGCGTGAGAACTTACGGCTTCGAGAAAAGTGAGCGCGCCGGGCGCGAATGACGGCAGAATATCCGAGGTCGGATGCGTCTCCAGGTCGAGCACGGGCGGCAATTGCGAAGAGTACTTATTGAAGATTTCCAGGAAGTGGTCGGCCTCTTCTTTGCCGCCATTTCGGTAGAAATGATAGAGGCCGAACGGGACACCGTTGTCGGTTGCGCCTTTAATATTCTCCAGGACGCGCGAATCGATGATGCGCGGGCCGTCTGTGGCCTTAATGAATGCGAACCGGATGTGAGGTCCTAATGCCTTCCAGTCGATGTGGCCCTGGTAGCTACTGACGTCAATGCCGGGGAGTTTGGGCAGGGTTATGGCGGCAGCGTCTGACATGAATCATTTTAACCCGCCTGTCAAACGAACACTATTTCAACAAATTGTCGTTTAGCCTGATAGGAGCAGTATTCGATGTGCCGGTAATCACACCAGCGACGCGGAGCCTAGAGAGAGCGTTCCGGAACCCTCCACTATATTCGTAGGGATTTCCCGAAGAGTCGACTGTATAAGGAGCGATCTCAGGGCCAGTAAGGCCGGGCCGAGTACGGAGAACATCCATGATTGCCCGTTCACAAGGACCGAGCACAGACTGATCGCGCCAGTAAGCAAAAAGTTCCTCGCCGGTAGGCAAAGGTTGTAGAGGACCAGCAGCTTCTTTGCCAATCTCAGTGATCGTCATCGTTTTATCGTTATCGCCGGTCATGAGGCCATTGGTGCGAAGCCTAGAAAGAGAATTTCGGAAACCACCGCTGTAGCGGTAACCAGAAAGGAGAGCCAGCTTCCCCTTGTCGCAGCCCTCGTCGGCATATTGGGCGAGAACGCTGAGGATTTTGCGCTCGCACGGGCCGAGCTTGCCGTTATTGACGACGGCTGCCTTTTCTTTCTCAAAGGCCGCCGTCTGGACGCGCTTATTTGTCTCTCGCACGGATTGATCACGTTTGAGAGTATCGCGTATAAGCGCGGTAGGCGTCGCATCGACCGCTGGAGCCTTCGCCGTAATCAACTTCATCGAAGCCTGGATGCTATCGCGCACATCTTTACCGGTAGAAACCAATGGTTCGGATATTTTGTGGAACGACGCCATGAATTTCTCGAAGCGATTCGAGTATCTTTCGAGCGCTTTCATCTGTTGGGCACTGATCGCCCACTTTTCGATGAGCTTCGTGACGGTCTTCTCGACAGGGAGCGGCTGCGCGTGACTGATACGCGGTACTTCTCGTAGCGATTTCTTCAACTCTGCGATCTCGGCGCGGAGATCCTTCTCAGTCTGCTCGCGCTTGAGAGCTTCCTCGGGGAGATCGGCGAGCTTGCCGAGGATCTTCTGGATGTCCTTTGACGGTGGAGCAGGAGCTTTCACGCGCGAGCCGAGCTTGGGAGTCTCGGTCATCGTAGCTCCGACCATGACGTCGATGACTTCATCGTTAAAAGCAGGACCGAATGTCCAAAAATGGCCCCGTTTCATGCGCCGGACCTTCTCTTCGGACTGTTTTTGGAAGCCGAGATAGCGCATCGCACGTGCAACATCGATGTCGAGGATCGATTTCCCGATCATCATATTGTGCGCTTCAGAAATCGCGTTTTTGTCGAGTTTGGAGAGACGTTGGGTGGCTAGAATGGGGCAAAGCAGGCGTTTTCGCCCTTGCGCCATCAATGCGATCACGGAATTGCGGGAAACGGCCTCACCTTCGCCTTTTTCCGGTGCAAACGTGTGAGCTTCGTCGACGACGACTAAACAAGGATGACGAAGAGACTTAGGAGCGTTGAGTAACGAGTCGATGAAGAGCTTTACGAACTGCGTTCGCTCGTCGGGACGTAATTCATAGAGATCCACGATTGCCGAGACGCGGAGTTCGAGTAACTTTTGAGCAAGTAGGGCAGCAGAGCGCGGTTCAGCCGGACAGTCACCGCCTTTCCCAGCCAGGACGTAGGGGAATTTCTCTCTTAATGTGTAGAATTCACCTTCCGGGTCGAGGACGATGTGTTGGATTTTGCCGTGAGTCTGTTCGAGGATACGGCGGATCGCGTGAGACTTGCCGCCACCGGAGATCGCAGTGAGCACGAGACGCGTCTCGACGAGACGATCCACGTCGATAGTGACGATACATTCGCCGTCGTCGTCGATTGTGGTGCCGAGAATAGGATCAGGAATCTTCTTCACGCGCTAACTCCGGACAACGGTGAACCTTGCGGCTTACTTTTCCACTTCTCACGGATCTTATCGATATTTTTCTCGCAGCGTTCGAGTTCCACGAGAGCACACGTCTCTAGGTCGTAGCCATAGACGTGGCACATCGTCGATATCGTCGTCATCACGCCGCCGACTTCCTGCAACGGATCACCGGGCGGTCGACTGAACGTGTAATCGACGAGCTTGAGCACTTCTTCTTTGGTGACGCCATGAGATTGGGCGAGTTCGAGCGCTTCTTCCATGAAACGATAGTTGCGCTGAGCCCGATCCTGGGTGACATCGGGGCCGAAGCACTTCTTCGCCCATTCAGCACAGGTACGTTGATAGGAACGGAACATCATAGAGTTATTTGACGATCGTGGGGATTTCGTCTTGCCTCACACAACCCTTGCCGCAACCATACTTGTCTGTAACGGAAGCAGTATGCGAGCCGCCGCAGACTACATAGTAATGATCCCAACCGTCATCCTCGAAACGGTATACCGTGCAGTCTTCGTGCGTGAATAATTTAGACACGGCGATCTCTGTATTGTCGGTCGCGTGCGTCGACACCGGATTCTTCTCGCACGCAGACAGACAAAGAACGGCAAGCAGTAATAATGTGAGTTTCATATCTTGCTGTGCTCGGGAACGTACTCGAACAGCCCGTCGCCGGTATCGACTTTTTTGACGTCCTGGAAGATCTTCGGCCAGCGCTTCATTGCGTCTTCAGCGACCATGCCGAATACCAAGCGGATCTCTTCTTCGGCATGACGGCTGGTGCGCTGCTCGACGATCCAGCGGAGCGCGCGAAGGTTGAAGCTCATGCCGATGCCGGTCGCGAGTCCGATGGGAGCGACGCGGCGGAATGCGGAGGTTAGCTTCTTCTTGGTCTCGAAATCTTTGATGTTATCGATGTCGTAGTATTCGGCGAGAGCACGCTGCGCCCATTCACAGGTCCGAACGACCTCTTGCATGATCTGTTCGGGGTTCCAGCCGCCGGTTATGAGGCCACGTTCACGAAGATAAGGCGAGTTCTCAATTTGCTTCTGGATCTGGTCCTTTTTTATGATCGGCGGAATCCAAAATCGAATATCCGTCAGCCGCACATACCGCAGAGACTCCTGAGACCGCTCATTTCCTACCCAATTACGAACAATCTCGTGCGTGAAGACTCTGCTGACGTCCTCGAACGCGTAAGTGACCATACCGCCGTTCGCGACAACTGAACCGTGACGACTCTTTTGGATATTCGCGTGATATTCGTCACTGTTGGTGCGGATTCTCGTCACGTTGGGATTCAGGCCGGGCGCATACGACTTATAGCAACGCCGGGCGAGCAATTCGATCAGTTGTTCGATGTCCGCGCCTTCGACGTGATCGAGGCACGCTAGAGCCTCGTCGCCACCGATGTGTTCGAGCCACTGAGTAACGCCAGGGTCTTCCTCGGTCCCCTCATTCAGTACCGGCTCGGCGAGGAAGAAGACTTTCGGCTCGACGACGATCACAGGCAGCCCTTCCCTTTGACAGTACGGCTCTGTGCACGGCCAGTCTTGAGCAATGCAGTCCCGGCTTCGGTGAGGATCAGACCCTTGCGCGACTCCGGTTTCTTATCGTGTCTGAGATCGCTCGCGACGTTATCGAGTTCCACCCAATCACGCTTCTTCAGAGCCTTCTCTGCCCGTTCGATCAGCTTCGGGCGCTCGTCTTCGTATTCCTTCAGTTTCTTGGCGCACGGTGGGATGACGCCGTGCATCGCGAGACCGAGGAAGATGAGGCGATTCTCGACGCGAGATTTGATCGCGCAGTAGGTGCCTTCTGTGACGCTGTTCTGGATGGTGGTTAGGGCCGCGAGATCTTCGATGGTGAGTGCGATCTCGGGGATTTTTATGTTGATTGCTGCGGCTGCCATGTGTGTTCTCCTAGACTCTGTACTTCGCATTCGATCCCACGAGGTACAGGATGATCAAATACATCTACGCTTTCAATAACCGACTGATCCGGGAATCCGGGGCCGACTCCCTCGTGAACATGCGTGTTGAGACGGACCCAGACCTTCATTTACTTCTCCACGCTGTTCCGATCGTCATTTCTATCTGCTTGAGTGCTTCCAGGAACGCATTGGCGGTATACACACCCAATCCACGAGCGAGGACGAAGTTGCCGTTGTGGTAACAGGTTAGGCAGCACTCGAATCCATCGATGTTCTTGTGTGTGGGGATCTTGCTGAACTTCGCGTCGTGGCTCTCCTGAGAGCACCAGTCGTCAATACTTACAGACGGTGTGTTATTTGACCGGAAAACCAGATCCATGACGCTCATTTGAAGAGGAGCGCCCTCACCGCACAATCCTTCGCTTCGAGGAGCTTCCTGAGAGCAGTGGTGCGCTCTGGGTTGTCAGGCAACGTGTCCACGATCTCCTTCGCCAGTTCACCGAACGGTCTACTCACGTTCTGGAGATGCTCTGGCAAGTGCTCATATTTGAAGAATTGCAGTAGATACACGGTCGTCTCCTAAATATCCAGTGATTTCGCGCCTTCTACGAGACGTTGGACTTCAGCCAATTCCATACCTTCGATTTTGTCGTCAGTGAAGAAACAAACATTCATTTCACGTAACGCCTTCTCGACTCGCTGCAACTGCTCATCACTTACTAATTCGAGATAATACGGCACGACCAGCATACTATGATATTCTCACAAAATGAAATCAAATGATAGCTGGACCCAGTCCTCATAGTCGGCCCATTCGATCTTAGGGCCGGAGACTTGGACGATCGTGCCATCAGACGATACCCAGGCTAATGGTCTGCCGCGCGGGGTCCGGCAGATGACCTGCGAAAGATCCGATAGTTCTCTTTCGAGAAGATTACGTTCTGCGTGCCAGTCCGCCTCGCCGAGCGCGTTATACCAAGCGAGCGGTTGCTTGTAGTCTGCTATTTTCTGGATCTCGATCTCACATCGCGTGATCGCTTTGAGGATCTTCTCGCGACTAGTCACCTTCTCTTCTCTCACCACCGAATCGATGCCGGGTCGCACTCGCGACCATGTTATCGAAGTGCGCCTGCGGGTGCTCGGGCGCGACGGATTCGAGGATCGCATAATTGGCAATGTTGATGAGGTGCTCGCGATTGCCGGTATCCTTATAAGCGTCCAGTTCGGTTTCTAGGCGACTCATGTACTTCTTGCGTCGATTCGGCGCACCGTACTGGAAATGGCCGACCGTCAGTCGATTCGCCTGACGTTGCATGAAGTCACGAAATACCTCAGCGGGGAATCCACATGATCTAGGCCAACGGATCGTCACGGACATTCCAGAAGAGCATAACATATACTCTCCAAAAGTGGTATGATGATCCACGAAGAAGAGCAGCGGGTACATGGGAACCGTGCTCTCGAAAACTACAATGCCGCTAATCAAAAATAATACGAAGACCGCGAAGGCCGCGAAGCCAGCGAAGACGACGAAAGCGAAGAAATCGACGGAGCGCGCCCCCCGGCTGCATCTGGGCAGCCTGGAACTTATGGTGCTGCTCGCCGTGTCCCGACTGAAAGACAAAGCCTACGGTGCCAGCATCGTCCAGTCCATCCATAAGAATGCCAATGTGAAGACGAAGATCGGAGCCGTCTACACAAGCCTGTCCCGGATGATCGAGAAAAAGCTGATCAGGTCCAAGATGGGCGAATCGACGTCGGTTCGTGGGGGACGAGCGAAGAAGTTCTACGTGCTGACTGCGGCGGGCGAGAAGGCCATGGACAAGTCGGTGACGGCGATCAAGAAGCTGGCTGCTTAGGGCACTTCGCGCACGGAGCATAGGGCGGGGAGAACTTCAGATCGCACGGCGCTGGAGTTCCTCGCGGCCCGCATTCGCAGTGCTCCTGGCAGAACAGGCACCCGTCGCAAATGATCTTCCGCTCTGCGATTACCATATCTTTCCCTTCCATGGTAGTATGTTCTCGTGTTGTTCGTGTTCGTTCGGTGTTCATGAGTTAGTGTTTCCTTTCGATCGCCCGGCGCTGAGTGATTGCCATTTTTAGCCATTTGCCTTTCACTTTAGCGTCGGGCTTTTTTGTTGATCATCCCTCCGCTAGAGAACGATTGTTACGAGCATAGTCGTAGCCATCTTTCGGCTCCGGCGAGATACCAGCGGCCTTCCATTTGGCGAGTGCGGCGAACAAATCCTTATGAACTTTTCGCACTGAATCTCTAATCTCCGCGTCGATGGAGTTCCATTCGTAAAGTTGGCGAAGAGTATTAAGTGTTTTGTCTACTTTCTCCAGCGCTTCCGCCAGTTCCCCCGCGATCCCCCGTGTCTCGGCCAGTTGGCTCCGCAACTCATCATTCTCGATACGCAATTCGCTTAACTGGTACGCCGCTAGTGTCGACTTATTAGAAAACATCTATTCCTCACTCTCACTTGGCGCAGTCTGTCGCTGCTGCGTTGCCTCCGGCGAGCTTGCTGGGGCAGGATGCAGAGCGGCATGGATTAGCTCCATCGCTCTCCCATCGTTGAACGGTCCATCCCCCGCGATCTCCCCCCACATCGCAGCCTTCGCCGCGCCCCACGGCATGAAGTATATGTCGACGATCTTCCGAATCGGTGTGAGAGCTTGCTCTTGTTCGTGGATCTTATTGAAGAGCGCCTGGAATCTGGCTGTGACGAGCGATCCGTGACATGTCTGCGCCTCGTTCGCTTCGATGATGTCGAGGGGCTCTTTTGACGCGTCTGGGTACTTGTTCATTTCTTCTCCTGTACGATATCTTCACCAATTTGACGTCGAGCGTCTTCGCGGTAAGGGCAATAACCGTCAGCATCGGCTGTGTGCCAGTGCCAGATCCCATTCGGTTGACGCACTGCGTAACCGAGGGGGCCTTCGATCCTACGACTGGAAGACGGCGAGATGATCATCCGCGTGTCTTTCGACATGTCTACTTCCCGAGGGCATGCAAGGATTCGGCAAGACGATCGTAATGAGCAGCTTCGACACTCAGTTCAGATCGGAGTCCATTGCTTTCCAGTCCAGGGACCTTTACGAGTATGCCAATGATCATCAACAGGGACCGCAGCACGAGCGCACGAAACTTCATGTTCTCAGACGTCATGCTAGATATCGTAACACAATACGAAGAAATCGTTACGTGTGCGACTATGTTCTCGACGGCGACGACGACTGTAACTTGGAACGGAACTTAGGCATCTCGACGCGAGCCGTATTCAATAGACCGACCAACGATTCGTTGCCGCAATACGCGCAAGGTATCTGCGACGAATTGATGCCGTGCGGCGGCAGAAAATTGATGCGCTTACACTCTTCGCAGACGGCTTGGTCCCAGCGTCGATTCATTTCGGCTCGTCCTGTCGGATCATCGGCATCACGCTCAGATCAATATACGGGCCGGTATCTTCATGTGTCAAGTAGAAACTCCAGGCGAGCCTGCCACAGGGCATATGACGCGGATTCGGATCGCATTCCCGTTCCCTGGCAACTCCGATGATCGCCTCAATCGCTTTCTTGAGCATTCCGACGAGATGATCGGCACCAGACGCGCTATCCCTCCACGGGCAGGCGATTAGATCAATGTCTCGTTCGAGGCTCCCATGCACGGCGATGGCGTACCCGCATCGATAAGCGACGTGACGAAGCGCGGCGATGAGGACTTCGTAGTATTCCCGGCACATCTCAGCGCGCAGATCAGGCTTGCGTTTCATTTGGCTTACTCCGAGCACGTGGCCCTATAGGATTTCCACCATTAAGTCCGAATCGTTTTCGTCTGTTCTCCCATACACGCTTAGCCCATTGCGAGCGGTATTCCGGAGTCACAGGACCACGTTCGGCTACGCGTTTAGCCCAGGAGCGCACGCTGTACCTATGAATCATTTGACCGTAGTGAAATCTGCAACGACGGCGATAATGTATCGGCTTATCGCACTCCACGCATTTCGTGGCCGGTATCATCTTCGGCGGTCGACGCTTGATGCCGAACTCTTTCAAGGAAAGCCATATCGCCTGGGGGGATGTTCCGAATAAGTCAGCGATTTTCTTGCAAGATAGGCCACGATTTATGTACAAGTCATGAAGATTCGTTCGCCGGTCCTCGCGTAGCTTTTCTCTGATCCGCATCAGTAATTGACCGACGCGCCCTGGTGTGATGCGACGACGGCGGGCAAGTTTCTCTAAGCTCGCGTTATCCTTCAACATGGCTCTGAGCAGTCGTCTTTCTCGTGCCGTCAGGACAGGATCGTAGATCAATTGTTTGACCGCTTCGTCTATGATGACGACGACGTCAGGACGTGCGTCGTTAGCTGCCAAAGTCGAGCCCACATCGTCTAAATCGACGAGATGCGCCATTACTTTTGTGCGCGTACCGCCAACCATTGGGATCTTACGTAAAAAGTCCTGCATCGGCCCGTCGATCGACGCGCGCCCCATTAGCCCGTGCAAGGCAGCCTGCTGCGCCAGATCACGCCAGTCGACAGACGACGGTAACTTGCTAGAATACTTGCGCGCCGCGCGACAGATCAGGTCGTAGTCGATCGTCTGCCCCACGGCTCAGTCTACCGATTCACCCTTCCAGTATTCCTTGCCGTCGACGACGACATGACTATCAGGCGGCGTCAACGCTAACAAGATCGTGCGGCAGGCTTGCTGGAACGCATAGGTCATCTCTTGCGTAGGAAGATACATCAGTCCCATGACCGGCGAAACTTCTAATCCTTGTTTCTCCGCGACAGACAATAACGCGTTGAAAGCCTCTTCGGTAGCAATCTGCGCTCTACCATAGTCTGTCGTCTCTGGGTTTGGGACTTCGATTTCCATAATTAACTCATTATTCCATCAGTGATCCAGCCGTGCCAACCACAGCCGCCCACACAATTGATCGAAGGTTTGATGGTTGGCTTGTCGACGTTGCCGTCCCACTGCCAAATATTGAGATCATCCTCGTTCTTGCGCCCGACGAATGCCGGGCCGATGAAGACTCCGCACCGTCGCGCGCCGGGACACACGAACATGATGTGGCCCGTCGTCTCGTCCATACCCTTCACCCTATGTTCGATGATGTCGAAGGTGCCGACCGGCACATCATCGGGCCAGACATCACGATCGTCGCGCTGCATCTGCACACTCATTTATGGGCCTCGATGTAAGCTACCAGAAATTGCACGACGAACACCAGCAGGAACGCCAGTTTAGTGAGATAGCTCACAATCGCGCCACTCCTTTCTGCTCGAACCCATAGGAGCCTACTCTGGGCCTCATATCGATCAATCGAGCGATGCGCTCGCGGATCTCCGCAGACTGGAACGGGCCGGGCTCCTGGTAGGCATGATTCTTCACCCGATCATAGATAGAACTGGCGGCGACGACGATTTTCATTCTGAAATTTGTCAGTCGATCGATGCGCTCCCAACGCTCAATCCATCGTTTGCCGCGTGATCTGTTGAGGATGAAGATCCGGTCATTGCCTGAACCTGGATTGGAGAGGAGCACGTAACAGAGCGAGCCTTTCCTGGCAGTTTTGGTATTGACGGCGTAATTGCAGGCGACTACTTTGACTTCTCCCATAATTATGAAGATATCATACCCAACGCAAAGACCGACGACTACGCCGCGCGATGCCCCATCCTTGAGGCCGACGCTTTTGCCGTAAAGTCATGAGTTCTTGCCGCAAAATCATCGCCACTATGACTGGCGGCTGCGGTCTGGAAATGATTTCTATCATGTACGGTGGTCGTCTCGTCCTGTGCGCGGCATCGTGACAGGTCGAACACAGCGCACTCAAATCGCTTAATCGTTCATGCCCGAGACGTTCGTAAGTAAGGTGATGACAAACTAGCTGACCTCTCGCGCGACACCATGGATTGGAGCAAGCGTAGCCTGCGGCTGCATAAGTGAGCTTCCGTAGTCTCTCCCAGTGTTCTGTCCGAACGTATTCGGAATACCACTTAGCTGCCATACAGCAACAGTATAAGAGAAGAGAAGTAATAATTGATGGGCCGAGTACGAGTGGCGCGAAGCGCCATGAGTACGAGGCCCTATATACAAGCATCCCAGCGAACGCACGAGCTACCACCGCCACCGTCACGGCCAGCATCGTCATCGATATCGTGAGCACGATTTGATATTTTCATATTTTGTGAAAAAATCGAGAGCCCATTTCTTCGCATTTCGTATGTACCGTTTATATTTTCAAAATTGCGAGTGAGAGTCCTAGCGCCGGTCTCGGTCAAAACATCCTATTTTTAACCGAGTGGGTCTGGAATGGCACGAAACGTGCTCGGGAATTACATCACAATTGCAGGGGTATATGGGACGGCGACCGGTCGCGCCGAGGTAAGTGTACAAGTATGAATTAACTTTAATGAATTAATATGCAACCAAAGCGCTTTGGATTGCGTCTGTCTATCTGTAGTCTATTCCCGTACGACGAAAGGAACCACGAATATGAGACAACACCTGATAAACCTGCTGACATCACTGGTAGACCTACTCTGCAATTGCGAGTACAGCACGAACGCGCTACCTCTCAATGATGCGCCTGCTACCAACATGAACAATGAGGAGGTCAACTAATGGCACGCGCGAAACAACACCACACGGCACCCTTGCACACGGCACCATTGCACGTTCGTCATGCTGCCAAGGTCGTCAAGATTACTAAACGGTCTCGGTTATGGTGCGAACTCGCGACGTGTGCTGGGACCGCATACGAGACCCACCTAGTAGTCTTGACGATCGTCTCCATACTTTGGGTAATCGCGGATATCGCGATTATGTTCGTTGGCGTCGCGGAGGAGATATAGCCATGACTCACTTTGCACACCTGTTAGTAGCGCTGCTGGTATCCGGCTTTGGGTACGCGTTCAATGAATACCGGAAGGAGAATCGTTAGTCATGTCATGGATTACCAGTATCATCGTCGCGACGATCTTCTGTATCGTCTTCTGTCTGTCGATCCTGCACGCGTTAGGTGTGGCGATATGACCTACACTTACCACCAGCATTCCTCGGACGATTTCACCATCAATGTCGTACCTGGAACGAAACACTGTGGCATCAATGACGAACGCTGCAAGCTTCGTTACATGGTCGATATCGACTATACGTCTGACGCGCTAGACTCGAACGGGTTTCTACTCGATAACCTAGACTTCCGTACCTACTTCGCCTCACTTGGCCCGGTGACGATATCGTGCGAGCTACTCGCGCGGTCTGTCGCACGCCACTACCTTGACGAACTCCATACGCGCATCGGCTCAGTTACGCGCGTCGCAGTGCGTATCTATCCCTTTGGTGATACCTACGTTGAATCCATCATCACGAACGATGCGCGCGACGCGCGACCACTCGCAGCGACCTTGCAGGAATCCTTCCCACTAGTCGGAGGTTACAATCAATGAATCACGTCACGTTCACTATCGGCCAAGGGCTTGACGCGTCCAACCGTCCAATCACTGACCTATCCGCAAAACGTCAACGCGCGTTGACTGATATCGCGGAGACGTTCGGCGGATATACCGCGCATGATGCCATGGGCGGATGGATGCATGACGGTGCGCTTATCAGCGAACCATCGTTATCGGTTGATGTCATGACCAATGCGCCTGAGGTCACCATACGCGCTGAAGCTTCCAAGCTTGCCGGAATCTTCGACCAATCAGCGGTCATGCTGACTGAAGATCCGGCTAATGTCGCATTTGTAGAACAAACTCCAATACACGCATAAACGCGCTATAAACGCGCGTTCCATCAATGGCCATGGGATTACGTTCCCATGGCCATTTCCATTTGGTGTGCGACGCGTGCGCGTGCGCTCCACGCGCATCCTAAGCGCTTACGATGTCCTGTACTCGCCTAGTGTCCTTTACATGCGACCGGAAGCGTTAGCACGCGTCCGATATCCTCACAATTGCATCAAATAGAGACGGTCGCGACGTGCAGGCGCATCGCCTTCGACGTGATCGCTTAACTTACCGATCATCCGATACATACGATACCCAAACGATCCTAAGCGCTTAGGATGGTAACGTACGTACGGTACTATGAGTACCTGCCTGTTCTTACAGTGCGCGCACGCGCGCATGTATCACATAACAAGAACACTTAGCAGAAGCGATCATACGGAATTAAAGGCCCATCCCTAAAAGGCCCATCCTGGACTAAGGTGACGACTGCCTTAGGCCGTGCGACGCTTGCGAATCACGATAGTTTCAAGGTTCATGTACTCGCGGTAGCGGGCTTGCAAGACCTGAAGTGAATTCCGTTTGATGAGGCGCGTAGAGGTCACGTCTGTCGGTTGTACCTCACTGTCAAATAAGCAGTATTCGCTATAAAGGCGTCGTAAAGCTACTTCGACAATGGCGTGTTCAGGTAATGGTCTGGCGAGGTCATGAAAGCGTACGGCCAGTGCTCGCAACATGTCCCTACTCTCGCGAGTGAACGGTACGGAAGAGAGTTCGTCAGAAGGCCGTAAACGCGTTGAAGGAGTCATGATAATGTTTTCAACCTCTTAGCAAAAGACGATCCATATATAGCATACAGTTAGAGCAGCGTGCAAATAACGCGCTGGTAGTGAGCCGGTGACGGGTCCGGTATATCGTACATACAAAGGATAAAACGGCAGTTTTTCTAGGTAACTCGTAAGTCTTTATAGGTCATATAGATAAGGGTAGTTTGGCGTAAGCACGCCGAAACTATAAGTATGTACGATACTCTAACGCGCGTGGAATCAGTGAGATAAAATAGTTGAATCGTAAGCACGTTATGAAGCGTCTATACGATTGTACTAGACATAACCAAAGCGGTTAGGATTGGACACAATGACAGAAACATTCACGAAATCGTACATCGAGTGTGCGCTATGGAGTTCGACCGATGGCGACGGCAGACCACTAGACAGCGGCGAACACGAACTATCAGCGGACGCGCGCGCGCAAATGGTCAAGGACTGCGAGGATTTCGAGCAGGCAAACGCGGACCTGTTGGAGCGCTGGTATAGCGAAGCTGGCGAAACCACCGCGCGCGCTGGACATGACTTCTGGCTAACGCGGAATCGTCACGGCGCTGGATTCTGGGACCGTTGGAACGATGCGACGCCACAAGGCAAGATCGGGCGTGAGTTGACAGAGAAGGCGCATGCGTACGGTGAGGTCAGTCTGTATATCGGTGACGATGGTGCGATCTATGCCTAATCACATCGGCCAACGACTCGGTCGCCATGACTTCGCATCGGAGCAACCGACTATTAACGCGCGTAAGATCCTGGCAGACTGTGGGATCGAAACTGGCGCTAACTTCCACACGCTGGACGGCAGCAAGGTAACGCGTCTACTCGAATGGGCGAACACGTGCCACTACAGGAAACCTAAGAACGCGAATGGTTCACGAGGTCGATACTTCCATGCGAAGTTACAGCGTGAAGCGTCGCGCGTGCTCGTGAGTGACTTTCGCCGGAACATGCGCGACGCGTTCGCCAAGAAAAACTGAAACCAAAGCGCTTTGGATCGCATCCAATAGAACATGAAACGTAGCAGACAGGATAAACAATACGAAAACGAACGCGCGCTATTAGACCGCGTGCGCGAGGTCTACAGAGAAGCGGTCCAATTCAAACGGACATCCGCTGATACTTTCGCGTTTCTCAAACGCGTGGTCTATGACAGTCCGGAAATGAAATCACTCCCGCAGTATCGGCGACATGCTGTCCGCAAGCTGGCGGAACATCTCTTTCATGGCCCCGCAGACATGAGCATCTATCAATACCTGGAGTACCGCATGCTGTACAAGGGCAAGTATTATGCCAAGTTCGACGCATGGCGCGCACAGTTCCCAGATGCAGACGCGTCCGAGATTGAACAGGGCAACCATTTTTGGATCGGGACAGATAAAGCGTATTAAGTGAATCCAAAGCGCTTTGGAAAGCATCTAACAAACATGGCAACGAAAAAACGTAAACCACGCTACTCAATCGGCTCAGTCTCCAGCGGCACCATGAGACCTGAGGATTTGATCCCGGCGTTTCTCTCTCAGCTTGAGCACGAACTGAAGTATGGTCCTAAGCAGGATCGCGCGACGCGCAAGGCGCATGCGGCACTGGTGCGCGACATTACGGCGCGCATGGACGAACTGGAAAACTACTTCGACACTGACGACGCTTCCGACGATGTAGCGGCGCTAGAAGACGCGCTGCAATCGTATGCCGCGCCATACTTCTACTTTGGCGCGCACCCTGGCGATGGAGCGGACTATGGATTCTGGCTCAGTGAGTCGTGGGACGACGATGTTACGCCAGTAGACGAACTGGACGAACAGGAATTCAAGTCTGGCGCGTTTATGCCGGACATTAAAGTGTCCGATACGTCTGAGGTTCCCAAATGGTTTCGCGGCGGCGTCGTCCATGTGAACGAACGCGGTAACGTCACGCTATACGTGAAATCCGCGCGCAAACTCACTGAAGTGTGGGGGATTGTATGAACCAAAAATGGGTATTGCCGTTCAAACGTGGCAAGAAAAATTACGAGGACATCGGCGTGCTGCCGTATGCCTTGGAACATGATCGCGGATTTGCTGGCGACAAGATATACAGGCTAGTCCGGCGACTGCCAGACGGTGGTTTCGTCCATCTATTGGACGGCACGTACTACGACCGTGCGCGCGCTATCAAAGCGCTACAGCAGGCGGCGCATGCCAATAGAGCCAACGTGCGCGACAATCCAGCGTCGAGGTTACCAGAATAAAGTTGAAACCAAAGCGCTTTGGAGCGCATCAAATGAGCATGAACAAAAACAGCATAGTGAGCAACACGACAAAAGGACGCTGCCAAAACGACGCGGACGTGCTGATCGAAGCTGGCATCTCGTTTCGTTTCGAGCACCTGTTATCCGATGCGTATGTGCTATTCGTCGCGGACGATGACCTGATACGTGCGTCGAAGGCTATCAAAGACGCGAGGGACGGTCAGCGGTGAAGCGCTATCGAATCGTCGGACACTTCAAGGACCGTCAGAACGGTACGCCACGCGCGTTCTATCTGACCACGCGTCAAGGTCTGCCGGGTAACGACAACTATCCGGCAATGCAATGGATCGAAGGATGCGAGGTCACCGATAAGACGCCATACGCGGACTTCGACGGCAAGCGCGTCTGGCAGTGGGCAAAGTGGGCAATCAACAAAACGCATGCGGTACGCGTCGAAGTCGTCAAGGTTTAGGAGAAAATAAATGTCAGTCAAACTCAGACAAGCAGTAGAGAAGGCCATCATCACGCGTTTTGTGAAAGACGCGCTGGCAGCGGGCAACCGTCTATCGGTCTCACTAGAGCGCGGTTACGACGTAGATGAAATGCTGCTAGGATCGCGCGACGAACAGAAGATCATCGACGAAGCAATGGCAGGCGACGACGCGCACGTATTCATCCATGAGGGAGACGGTCCCTTGACGGGGGAACCTGCGCGGCGCGCGGTCTGGCAACCGCAAAGCGACAAGTCCATCGTGAGCATTGGATGGGTATATTTTGTGCTGGGCAATGACGGCTATGACGTGATTAGCGACTATCTGGCTAATGAGGTCACGGAGTCGTTACTCAAAGGCGCTAACGAACTGGCCGATAAGATCGAGAACGGCGACGTCGTAATAGCTGCATCCTAAGCGCTTTGGTTTGCATCTAATCAGTATGGACGAACAGAAAACAGTGAGTTTCCCACGGCACGGCAAAGCAGACGCGCGTGAGTACGCGCGGCGTGGGACCAATTACCTACGGCGGCATGGATCAAATGTCATTCTGACGACGGTTCATACTGCTAACGGTTGGCACGTGGAAGTCCCGGCAGATATCGCGGTCATATACCCGAATCTGGCCGATCTTTTGACGGAGTAAGTCATGGCCTGGAGTCTGTGGGAGAAACGATGTCCGCGAGGACGCGCCCGCAATGCGCTCCAGGGAAACGAAAGGGGGGATTATGTAACCGCAAGTGACTTTATAGGAGTTAAAGAGTGACCTACTAGGCACCACTAGAGCGCGCCCGAATGTCGCGACGGTCAATTATATCGGCGAATCGCGGCGCGCGAGTGGTTCCAATGAAGGGCAATCTACACAATGCAAGAATATATCGCTGAGAATTTCAAACACAACGGCTATACAGTCAAGTTGATCGCCGATCACGACGCAACCGCGCCCGATGAGTTTGGCGACGACGGCATTATCCTGGTGACGACTAAGAATCGTTACTTTGAGCGCTTACACGACGGCAAGAGCGCGCCCGAATTAGACGACGATCCGGAAATGAAGCGCAAATACTGGGCGTTCCCGGTATACGCGTACATTCATTCTGGCGTCGCGCTGAGTCTAGGACGTGGCGGTCAATTTGCCGATCCGTGGGACTCCGGCAGAATCGGCACGCTATTCCTGGCTAAGAGTGAATGGCGGTACAGAACACGTGAGACGAAAAAGAACTGGAGCGCGGAGCATTACGCCAAGGTCCACATTGAGACCTGGAACCAATACCTAAGCGGTGACGTTTGGGGGTTCGAGATCACGGACGCGGACGGTAAAGACATCGATTCCTGCTGGGGATTCTACGGACTCGACTACGCGCGGTCTGAGGCGATTAGCAACGTACCAGACGAACCGTGCCCGATCAATGGCGTAGGCGAAGACATCGCGGCTGAGGAGACATTAGCCTGAATCCTAATCGCTTTGGATCGCATCAAATGACTATGACAAACGAACAGTGCAAGCACCCGCGTGTATGGCCGGACGGTAATTGCATCCAATGCGGCGTATTGGCGACGATGTTTCCCGGCAAGTCAGACGCGCACGTCGTTATACCGCGCGTGCGGTCTCTCACTGTGATCGGTCGCCGATGGTTCGATAGGCGCTATGGCAATACCTACTTTAGTGCCAAGGCGTTCATCAATGGCGAAATCGCGGCTGAGATCGGCTACGAGTACGGCTACGGCAATCACTTCGAGGATAGGATTGTCGAACAGCTTGAAATGATGGGGCGACTGCCATTTATCACCCGTCACGAGAATGGATCGCGCAAGGGCCCTATCTCTCTACTTTGTAGAGAAAATGGCGTAGAATACGTGTGTACGGTTTCAGACGTGGCACGTAAAAAGGATTTATAACGCGGAGTGGTCCGCGTGCTGGACTTGGAAAGGACTAACCATGCCACTCGAAATGGTGGCCGCTGGACGTAGCGCCATACCCGCGCGGGAGTCCAGCACGAGGGCCATAACCGATGACTGAATCACCACGGAGGATATACCCAATGACACTACAACAAGCGGCACAGACAGCGCTCGATTGCCAAGACGCATGCAACCTATCGGGCGTGCTCGCGTCGTTTAAGGAAATCGTTCATACGGTCCTATGGCCGGAAGCGCGGCGACTCGGTAAAGGTACGAACTGGGTAAACGAACATCCGATTGTCGCATTGTTTACAGACAAGCTGGTGGACCTGAACCGCTATGGGCGACGCGATACCGTGTGGAGTGGCAACGGCAACGCGCACGATGCAGTTAAAGCTATCGCGGCGGGTGAGCCTGAAGTGTGCGCATGGTGCGGCGCTGATGAGCCGCACGTCTGTAAAGAGCGCGTATGAAAGCACGGCAATCGTTTCTTACATTGCATTTTCTGCACGATAAAATAATTGTAACCAAACCGATTTGGATAGCATCCAATGAGTATGACACAGAAACAACGGAAGGCGCTAGAAGCATCTAAGAACTTTGTGACGATCTTCGAGTTAGCCCGACGCGGATATGCGGTAGGGATCACCGACGCAGACCGCGTGCGGATCGTGGGATGTAATCCGACAATGGCGAACATAAAACCGGAGCACGTTAATAAGTTACGCGCAGCAGTCGAAGCTGCGGAGGTCTCGAAATGAGAGTCTCTAATCCGCTCTATCGCGCGCTCGACTCAGACGGTAAAGAGGTCTTTCGTTTCCGGTCTCAACCCGGCAACGCAGCACGCGCTAGGGCCATCCGTGAAATGGCGATCCTAAAGCTAGACACGTGGACGCTAGAGCATAGAGCGTTCTCGGGATGGCGCGAGATCTACAAACACGAATTAAAAAAGGATGAATCCTAAGCGCTTTGGATATCATCTAACAGACATAAAGGACACGAACACAGAATGGCTAGAACAAAGCATGTTTTTCCGACCGACGAGATAGCCCACTTATGGGCGCACAAGACGCAAGACGACGCGCGCAACCCTGGCGGTAACTTCTACTTTCGCGGCGATACGATCTACTCGTATGGCAGTCATTTCCCGATTGCCCGTCACGTCACGAATGACAAGGGCGAAGCGGCGGTACTGTTCACGAATCAAAAGTGGTCTAACACGACGGCGAAGCACATCAACTATGTGCGGCGGTCGATCCCGGACGGCGTACCCGTGTTCTACGTCGAAGATCTATCGCGCGATAGCGGGCGCGATCCAAAGAACGCCTACGACTCCCAGCGTAAAGACGTCGAAGCGCTGATTAAAAGACTGCAAGGGACGCGGCCAGACAATCGCTACGAGTACAAGGTTAAGACGTCCAAGGTCAAATTCAACGCGCTTGTGGGACGCGATAAAGAGGCGTCTGAGGTCGATGCGGTCGCCGGTCGTAACGTCGTCGCGCACAAAGGCAATACCAACTGGCGCGACAACGGCTATTGGACGCTGGCGGTACGCAACGGCGTCAATGCAGGGACGACGATTCAGTCTGGCCTTAGCAAGACTGAAGCGCGTATTATGCTCGATATCCTCGACTCTATCAAGACGTGGGACGTTTCCACGGCTGAGAAGCGCGACCGACTCTATAAAAAGGTAGCGAAGGCGCATGAGGTCGCGAAAGAGTTTGGATCGATTAGCCGCAATCCCGGCACGCTGGCCAAACTGTATACCAAATTGCGTACCAAAGTGTATGCGGTCAATTCCATCGGTGACTTTTTTGGGTACGGTCCTGCCGTCGAAATCCCGGCAGACCTGGACTACCTGAACGATGTTATGGTAGCGCATGACGCGACTGTAGCAGCGGCGCGTCTTAAAGGCCGGGCGACGCGTGACACGCGCTGGGCGAGACAGCAAGAGAACGAACGCAAGACGTTCGAGGAGCGGCTACCGTTATGGCTTGCCGGTGAAAGCGTTTCACTGCCTAGCCAATACATGACGGGCACGTCCTACCTACGCGTCAAGGATAACGAGGTCCAGACCTCACAAGGCGCGCGTGTGCCATTAGAGCACGTCAAAAAGGCACTCCCGGTAGTGCTGGCATACGTCCAGAATGGCCGTGAGTATCATCGCAACGGGCACACGATCCACCTAGGCCATTATGCTATCGACTCGATAGACACGCAAGGCAACCTTAGAGCAGGCTGCCATTTATTCAACAAAGCAGAGATTGAACGGTTTGCGGGAGTGTTAGAAGCACTCCCCAACAATCCGCCCGTCGCGGTCACTTATGCGCCACCTGGAATAGACCCGCGTGTCGTCGCACGTTTCAACACGCTTAAAGAGGCTGAGGACTGGATCGAGTCCGAGTCAGCATCGGACCCAGCAGGTGTCGCGCGTGGCGACTACGGCATTGACGCGCCTGAACTGATGGTCAATCCGTTGCCGGACCCGCAGACGAATGACGCGCTAAGCGTGACCGGTCAGGAGAACGCATGATTGAGATCAAACCCAGACGGCCATTGGATCTTGACGACGATGGTTACTTCGAGAGTAACCGCGATTACGTCTTGAACAACCTGGACGCGGCGGTCAAACTACTCGACCGTGAGCAGGAGGGGCACAACTACCTGAACGGCTTAGAAGCTGAGCAGGGGCGGCGTGAGTCGTCGCGGAGTTCGACACTGGCGCGTATCCTCCGTGAGATCCGAAGCAAAGCTAACTACGAATCGGCAGGATTTTCGTCCTTCAAAGTACCGGGTAAGTTCTATATGGACTTTCCTTTCGCGATGCCGTTCACAACCGACGAACTAACAGCAGCGATTAAGGAGTCGACGCGCCTTCATCGTGATTCGTGGATCAATCCATTGATTGACGCGCTGCTCGAATGGACGGCGGGTAAAAAGGATATCCGGCAGATTGAGCGGGACCTGTTATGAACGCGATCAGCACAGAACGCCGCGCCATTCTCGAACGTGAGGCGCTAGAGTTTTATCGCGCGCATCGAGGTCGTTTGCTCGAAGTCACTTGGGTTAGCGGCTACAATGACCGCGACGACTCCGAGGACTTAATGACCGATCCGATTATCGTTCGAGTAGATCGGACGAACGAACACGATATCTTGCACTGGAGCGACGAATGGCTAGACCCTTATTGGGATGTCACGCTAGTTCGTGGCGACGTGCGCGGCCTACGGTCATTGTGGATCGATGGCCCTAGCGTCAATGCGCTTACTGGCATCTCGGAGTGGAAAAACGTGCGCGTGCTCGGGTGGCTCGAATCGATGTTGGTTCGATTGGGGATCAAATGAGGCGCGCCGATCCATTTTTCTGGCGTACCGTCCGCGCGTGGCTACTCATCGTCATCGGCGGCGCGTTGCTCCTCATCGCGTTCTATTCAAGGTAAAGGACAATGACAACACAAAAGATAACTGTATTTGACGTAGTAGAGGCGGCGCACGCTTACCGTAGGGTGCGCGGCGCGGTAGAGACCGCGTACACCGATGGGGGATGGATGGCCGTCGCGGTCGCCAATGGTAACAAGGTGCTGGTATCGCGTGACGGTACGGCGGAACGTGTGCGGGTCCACGTGATCGACGTAGGCTATGGGGAGATTCGTCAAGTACGCTTCGACTCGTCGAACCGGGCTATCTACGACATCGTTCTCGATACGCCGGTAGGACCTGAGAACGACTTGAGCCGCGATTGGGTAGCGCGGCGTGGGGAGCTAGAGGAGGTTCAAGCATGAGCGGGCGCGGCGGAACATACGAGGGACCGGGCGGGCAGCAATTACACGGCGACGGTCGCGAGGTCGAAACGCGACGTGAGCCACGTATCGACTACACGGCGCGGAATGCCGTGAAGTATTGTTTCACGCCTTACCGCGAGACGCTGTACAAGATATCGGAAGCGCTCCATGCGGCCAGCATCGCACATGAACTACACGTCCGACCTGGATACGCGACGATATGGGCGCATCCCGACCTGCACGAACGCGTGAGCGAGATCGCGCGTAAGATCGATCAGGAATGGATCGAGAGTTTCTAAAGGCCCATCCCTAAAAAAAGCATGCTTTTTAGTGAAACCTAACCGCTTTGGATAACATCTAATCTGATATGAACACGAACAAACGAGAACAACGCATCAAGCTCCGCATCAAGGGCTCGCCGGTCAAGTTCGACGGCACGATTATGGAGTCGTCACCGGACGGCAAGCGGATTAAGGTCCGGTTCGATGGACCGCTGGATGATACGGTCCTGGTCGCATACGGCGACACTGCTTTGATAAGTGACGGTGTAGGCCGCGACGGCAAGCCTACGCTTGAGATCCGAGACATGGTGTCGATGCGTGAGTGGGAGGTTTTATGAGCGACGCCGAACCTCTTATATCAGACTGTTCTGGTGCCCTACAGAGAGCGCAGAACGCTTGGAAAAATGAGACCGACGCGCCCGTCAAGACCTGCCCGAACTGTACGCGCCCAATCAGCGACGAGTCTGCTGGATGCGTGCTGCATTCGCTGATGAGTGCATTACGGGATCGCGAATCGCTCGACGATGCCGAACTGGAATCGATCCACGCTGAATGCGACACAGACGCGCTATGGAACGCCATCGGCGAAGTGCTGGACGACTTAGAAACAGGCCGGTATGGCGGCGACGTGAAGGCACGCGACGATGATGACGACGACGAGGATAACGACGATGACACAGACGACGAACCCGACAACCGATAAAAGTCCACGCGATGACGCTAAGCGCACGGCACAATTTTTCCTCGATGAGCCAATGACGCATTGGAGCAGTGTGGGCGAACTGAAACCGCAAGCTCAACACGAGGTCATCCGGCATCTGGACGCGGTCATCGAACGCGCAGTACGCCTACGCGGCTACTTGGATGAACGCTACGGCTACGGCTGCGGCGATCAAGGCCATAAGGCTGCCGTGAAGACGTCGAACAAGCTGGCGAAGAGGATTCGCAAGGCATTGGGATTCACGTATCCCGGTCAGGACATCAATTTCTAAATGACTGAAACCAAACTCGAAAAGCACACGGTAGCGCCGGAACACGCGGCGAAGTTCAAGGAGTGGATCGCATCACGCGGCGGCGTCGCGGTATGGCGTAGCGTCGACCTGAGCGATCCTGGTCTCTCGATGTCTAGCCCGGCGCTGGATCGTGAGGGCAACCCTACGCCTAAGCCGCATTGGAAGCTCGAAGAAACGCCGTCTCGGATCATCACCGATCCGAACGACATCGAGGTCATCACCGGCAAGGAAGTGAAGCGCTTCCACATTGGCGTTCGTATGGGTAGTCAAGGGCTGAGTCTCAAGGTCACCGATGGCTCGACCCGGCGTATCCGCGCGGCGGTCGCGAAGGCAGGTAACGGCGCGTGGTACGAACTGGATCACTCGACGCAAGAGGCGGTGATCTACGCGCCTGCTAAGAACGTGTCGTTGAAGGATTGGAATGGATGAGGCTTATGTCTGAAGTCTGGGAACAACGCGCGCAAGAGATACTAAGCGATCCGGCGAAGGCCAAACGCGCGGCCTTACTGCTGTTCTTAGTCGAGCAGCATTTGCAGCATTGCTTCCACACGCGGAAGTGTCCGGAGCAGGGCTATGCCGAAGAACTGGACCTATTACTCAGATGATTAAAGAGCGTACCGCGAACCGTGAGACTCGATGGTGCCCGTGGTGCGAATCCGATAGGCCCATAGGCGAGTTCCACACGCGCAAGAAGGGACCGCAGGCCGGATTGCCAACGGCCTACTGCAAGACGTGCAACACCGACGCGATCAGGTTTCATACCTTTCAGGGGCTCGCTCGAAAGGGGCTATTAGTCGCGCGTATCAAGAAGATGAAAGCGATATTGAAAGACGCAGAGCGTGCCTTACGTGAGCATGCCGACAAGGACCGGAATGCACGCGCGTTAGAGATCGGACTAAAGATCTTAGCGGAACAAGAGGAGCAACTTAATGGACCCAATCGCTAATCTGCAAGAGCAACTATCCATCGCGAACCGGATCGCGAACGACCCTGACTATCCGCACGGCGGCGACGTCTACGCGGACACTGAGCGTTTGGCTGAGCTAGTGCTCGCGCTCGACCAATGGATGCGCAAGGGTGGATTCTCACCTTGGTCTAAGGCATCTCGCGAAAGGCCCTATGAGTATCCAGACCTGGACGGAATACGAAAATCATTCGGCATACGTGGTCGTTTGCGCACAATTTGGAATCGCTTCAAGATAAGGCATCGTGCAAAATGAAACCGGCACTATATACCTACTGCATTTCGACAACCCGTTCCATCATAGTCGGCATTACGTGGGATGGACATCGCTTCCGCCTGAGCGGCGGCTCGAACGTCATTTGGCCGGTCAAGGATCACGTCTGGTTAAGGCCGCGATACGCGCTGGTGTGACTGTCATGATCGCGCACACGTGGCCGGGCACACGAACGGATGAAAGGCTATTCAAGCAACGCGGCGATACTCCGAAGCATTGTCCGTTTTGTAGAGCAGAAGCACTCGCGCGTAAGGCGTCCGGATCACGTGAGCGACGTGCGAAAAAGAAGGCGTTGACGGCAACCGTATAGCACTTGCCTAAGCGCTTTCAGTCTGTGGTATAGTTACAAAGTAGTAAAAAATCGGTATCCAAACCGGTCAGGATTACATCAAATGTACAGGACACAAGAACTACAAGGACGACACATTGACACCAGAACAGATTACGCGCAATTTCATTTGCGATCCGGCAATCATCGATGACGCGAAACGTGCAGTAAGCGGTCTCGATTCCTATCCGGCACTCAGCAGGGTACTGCAAGCGAATCCGCTACAGACACTTACTTTCACAGATAGTCATCGCGCTCTATTCGACGTGGTCGTAGCCAATAGTCTGATCGTTCCAGATGACCTAAGAGCCAGTGACGATCAAGTCTCGTGCGGAGGCTTCTACAATGGCTACAAGAATATCGTGGGGATCAATGCGGGATATAAGCACGACACCCGCATACAAGCCATGGCCGCCCGGCACTCGAATATGTGGCGAGCCGTCGTCGTTCCGCAGATATCTTTCACCGTGCCGATATCGCAGTTAGACACGGCCACGCTGATTCACGAGGTCTCGCACATGATCGACGCATACGTCGTGCGTGAGAGTAATTCACTGTGCCGGTTCATGTCTGAGGCGGCGCAATCGGCCTATGGGTCTCAGCGTTTCGTGTCCAAGTACGCGGGCACGAGTCCAGAAGAATGGTTCGCCGAAACCATGTCGGCATACGTCATTCACCCCGAGGTCCTGAAAGAATTCGACCCGCTGGGATTCGCCGCGATGAGGGCGGCACTCGAACTATAAAAAAGAGAGGAAATTATGGCCAAAGACTTAAAACTCAAGATCGTCGAAATGCTCCTGGACTTCGGAGTCAAAGAAGTCATCTTGGACATTAAGGACGATTCCCGCGTCCCAACGATTGAGTTCGCTTCCGATGACGAACGGGTCATCATGACGAACGCGGATTTCTCAGCAGTCGGTCTCTGATTTGGAAAAAAGGAAAGGACACTTAACATACACGTGAGCAATACGAATAAGACTACCTCCCCGGAACGCGTCAAGACATTCTATCTGCGCTTGACGCCATTGCAGTATCCCATCATGCGGGACATCGTCCTGCATAACATCAGGATCGGCGTGAATCGATTGCAGGACATCAATAATGGCCCTGTACGCAACCTGTACCGCCGTGAACTGATCCAAACCGCAGGCCCAGCTAGTAACCCGTACCTCGTGGCGACGCCTGCCGGTGAGCGAGCCGTCGAGCTATATCATCGCGGCAAGATTGCCAGACGCTCGGTCTCGAACGACATCACCGATTATGTTCGCGTGATGCTGCGGTTGAAGAATGGAAGGGCCGCGTGAACCTGATCAAGCATCGCAACAAGCTCATCGCGGCACGCGAGGAGATGGACCGCACCATCGCGGCCATCGATACCGTGCTCGCCTATGTGGGCGTGACTTTCGGCAAACGACTAGGCCGCCCGCCCGGCGTCAAGAATGCTCTCAAAAAGGGCGACGAGAAAACCGGCGTGAAGAAGTCTACTCTGACTAAGCCTTTTAAGCCGAAGAAGACCAAGAAGAAGGGATTCGCCAAACGCAAGCTGTCTCCTGAGGGTGAGGCGCGGCGGCGTGCTGGCTACTTCGCCTATCAGGAGCGCATGCGCAAAGAACGCGCAGCGAAGGCGTTACGTAAGCCTGCTGGCCGTGCTACATCCATGGCCGCATGAACCGTACGAAAGGGACTATGACAAAAGCAAAGACTACTCCAGTAATCGATCCGGTCGACCAAGTGTCTGAGGTCACGACTGCGGACGGCAAGAATGCCGCTGCCGTGGCCTTGGGGCGCAAGGGCGGCTCAGTGATGAACAAGAAGAAGCTGGCGGCGATCCTCGTCAATGCCAAGAAGGCAACGGTAGCCAGGAAGCGAAATGCCCGTGCTCGGCGCAAGGCAATCGAGAAGGCCGAACGCGAGGCGCAAGCGTAAGCATGACTGACGTGATCGGAACGGCAACTGTCGGCGAAGCTCGCGGTGAGGCTCGCCGGTATATGGAGATGATCGAGAAGGTACGCGCGAACGACGGCAACGTCGGCGAGCGCGTCATGTCTCCTTACGCCTATATTCTTCAACACGGCAAGCAGTACACGAATCAGACGGCACCTGACGTTAAGGGGTGGCGTGGCCGTAATCCTCTCAAGCAGTGTCACGTGAACGCGTACAACTTAGCGATGTCGGATCTAAACCTGACCTACGTCGAAGGCGTCGCGACCGGCGTCACCCCGGTCGATCACGCGTGGTGTGTCAAGGTTGACGGTACGGTTGTCGATCCGACCTGGGGCGGCGGCAGGCAAAAGTGTGACGACTACTTCGGCGTGTCGTTCGATCTCCGGACGCTACACGATGTCATGGCGCTCACTACAGTCTACGGCGCGATGACCGCATGGTGGAAATGGGAAGAGGTCCTGAAGATCCTCGAAAGGAAGGGTAAGTGAAAGGCCAACTCATAACCGGCGACCAAGCCAAGCCATCCAAGGTCCAGCACAAATCACCGTGTAGTGACTGCCCGTTCGCTCGGACGGCATTGCCGGGGTGGCTAGGATCATTCACGGCTGAGCAGTGGATCGAGATCGTGCGCGACGATGGCAAGGTCGAGTGTCATACGAAGATCGGCCCACAGTGCGCAGGGAGTGCTATTTTCCGTACGCATATCTGCAAGTCTCCGCGCGACCGTTCAATATTGACGCTGCCTAAGAATATCACTAAGGTATTCGCGAGCGTCGGCGAGTTTCTGAACCATCACTTGAAAACGGATCGATTCGACTTTTGGGGCCGGGAGTCTAAAAAATGTATCGAGGAGCGATGAAGTTCTTACCCGAGGTCAACCGCAAAGGCAAATGCCGTCGATGCGAAGCGGACATCGAAGGCCCGCCTAACAAGAAGTACTGTGAGGCGTGCCGGAAGGCTAAGGAAAAAGAACGCGGCAAATAATTTGTAACCAAAGCGCTTCGGTTATCATCTAAATTAACGAAAGAAGAATATATGTCATTCCCGGCCAAATTCCCCGGAAAGTGCGCTTACTGCCGTCGCCCAATCTCCGAGGGCGACATGATCGATCTCGACAGCACGGTTACCCCTCGTGTCACTTCACACGAAGAGTGTACGCCTGCTGACAAGAAACAGAAGTTCGTTCGCCGTCCTGGTAGCGGCGGCATGGGCTACCGTGGCACGTCGCGATCCGACGAGCCGACATACAATCAGCGTCCCAAAGCGACCGGCTCGCCCTTCACCAAGAATATGCCCATCGGCGGCAATGGCCCGCGCATCGGCATCATCGCGTTCAACAAGCACATTGCTGCTGAGATGCAGACCAAGCTCATGACCGGCAAAGAGTTCTTTGTCGGCTCGCCTGAACAGGATGTCATCTGGGATGCCATGCTCAACGACGAATCCCACTTGCTCATCAACGCGAGTGCTGGCAGCGGCAAGTCGTCGTCTGCTCAGCAGGGCGTCCTCCGTCTCATCAAAGAGAAGGACGCCTCGGCCAAGGCGATGACCTACCATTCGCTCGGTCTGTCGATCCTCCGCAATCATTACGGTACAGTCAAACTCGAAGAAAACAAGCTCGACGGTCTCATCGACCAACTCGCCAAGACCGACAAAGGTACTGCCGACGACGACCAATGGTACGCGGCGTGCCGACTCGCCTCTCAGCTAGTCCGTCTCTGCAAGCACTATCTCTACGACGGCCAGGATCGCCAGCAACTCATCGATCTAGCCGACTATCACAATGTCGACTATGACGAAAAAATTGAAGACTTCGCTCTCGGTCTCGTCCCCAAGCTCATCCTGTGGGACATGGCCGACCCTCAACACGTCGACTTCGACGACATGACATGGCTACCAGTCGTGCTGAATCTCAAAGCGGACCTGTTCGATATCCTCATCGTCGACGAAGCGCAGGATACTGACCGCGCACAGCAAGCTCTCGTCAAGATCGCGTGCCCGAAGGGTCGCATCATGGCTATTGGGGACCGTTGGCAGAGCATTTACGGCTTCCGGGGGGCCGATACCGGCGCGATTTCCCGCATCGAGGACATGCTATTCGCCGATCCTCGCGGCTGTCAGGTATTGCCTCTCACCGTCACCCGGCGCTGCCCGAAGAGTCACGTCGAGATGGCTAAGCGTATCGTAGGCGACGACGTTATTGCCGCCATGGACGACGCTATCGAAGGCACCTACGAACAATTAAGCAAGGACAAGGCCGTCGACGCCATGCAGCCCGGCGATCTCGTTCTCTGCCGTGTGAATCGTCACCTGATTCCAATCTGCTACGAACTGATCCAACGTGGCGTTAAAGCTGTCGTTCGTGGCCGTGACATCGGCGCTGGTCTCGAAGCGCTCATCAAGAAACTGGGTAGCCCCGAGACTACTCTCGAACTCGGTAAGGAATTGAATTCCTACTACCGCAAGGAGACGGCGCGGCTGCATGGTCGTAAGAACTCTGAGGCGCTGATTGGCGCATTGACCGACCGCTATGAGACTCTGCGTGAGCTAATGGACGGCGTCGATCTCACTTCCCAGGTCATCAGCAAGATCCGTGAGATCTTCGCGGACTTTGAAGCGGACGGTGCGCCCAAGCATGCCGTCATCCTGGGTACTGTACATCGTACCAAAGGGCTCGAAGCTGACAACGTGTTCGTGCTCGCGCCGGAATTGTTGCCGCATCCGATGGCGACGCAGGAGTGGGAGATCGAGCAGGAGCACAACATTGCTTACGTGGCCGTTACTAGGGCTAAGAAGCATATCACGTTCGTCGGCGGCATCCCTGAGATCTATGGGGGTGCTGGGGCGATCATCACGAAAGAATATCAAGCGGAGATCGAAGATGCTCTCAATACTGAAGAGCGTTTTGAGAAACCTGCGGAACTTCTGAAAGAGAAATTATGACAGCACTCGGTCTAATAGGCGCGGGCATCGTCGGCTTTATCGTCGGCCTATGGTCAGCGTCGGTCATGCACAATAAGGTAGAACGGAAACCGTTCACGTGCTGCAAGATATGCTTCGCGCGTCACGATTCCGACAATCACGAAGCGTATCAGAACTGGGATGGTTCTAATGCCTAGACCAATCCGCGTCATCACACTCACAGCAGGCGTCGCGCTCCTGCTCCTATCCACGATTCCGCTGTCGATCTTCTGGCCGAAGATCATGGCGCTCGACTGGCCGTTCTTTAAGATCCTTGGGTACGGCAGTATCCCTATCGTCTACGGCCTGATCGTCACATTCACCGGGCGCACGGCCTGCTACTGGGTAGCCGTGGCGTTGCTCAAGGCTGAGACGTTCCAATGGCTCGTGGTCGAATGCTGCGGGCGATTCGTCGCGACGTACAAGGAGATGTATCCGGTGCGTGAACGGCAGGTCAGGATCGCGGTAGGCGGTGCTAATGTCGAAGCCGACGAAGGATAAGCGATGGGAAGCCTACGGGCAGGCCCTAGAAGAAGCTGCCGATCATCTGGACGGTGAATGGACCGATGATCCAGTAGAACGTGCGGAGGGTAAGAAAGTCCAGGCTCGGCTCCGTGCGCTGATCGAGAGGCGCTGGCAGACAAGGAAACAGAGGACCAAATGAAACTCTCTGAATTACGACCATGCGATTACTGCAACGAAGGCTTGCTGCAAAGCAAAGACGGCACCCGGTACGCGATGTTCTATCTGGTGACTGTGGATCGCGCTGTACTCAATCCTAGAGCTACGCAGCGCGTCATGGGAATAGCACAGTTCTTCGGCCTGCAAATGGCGGAAATCATGGGTCCCGATGCCGACGACGCCGTCGCTGTCGCGAGCGAGAAGTTCCCGGATCTCAAGAAGGACGAACTCATGGTCTGTCAGCGCTGCTATACGACCGTGCCGATGGCCGTCATCGCCGAGAAGCGTGACAAGTTCATAGCAGACGCTGAAGAGTTCGCCGAACGCGCTGCAAAGGAGAATGAAAGACTCGCAAAGGAGAACGAAATATGATGGACTACATCGTCGTCGAGGCTGACGACAAAGTTGCTTTTACGACTCAGGTGAGGTCTGCTTTAGCGACTGGTTGGAAGTGCGAAGGCGGCGTCTTTGCCCAGCAAGTCGTTACTGAAGGTTCCCCGGTCGAGTATTTATGGACGCATTACGCGCAAGCCATGGTGAGAAATGGATAGCGTCGACATCGGCCACGTGCCGCCACCGAATCCGGATTGCTTCTGGGACTTCACGATCAATCAGAGCCGTGTACTCATCGACTTTAATACCTCCATTCGTCTGATCGGCCTTTGTGAGAGAGCGGCCCAATTCTCTATGTCGATTGTCGATAAGGGCACCGTCGAAGATTGGCTCAAATTGGATCGACCGTGCGTGGCCTTACGCTTCCCGAGCGGTGAACCTTACGTGACACTGACTCTACGCAAACTCGAAGGCAGTAAGGCGTATCTCCAGGTGACGGCGAATCCGAAAGCGTCTATAGGGACGAGGACTAATCTCGATGCCTAATCCTCAGGTCTACATCGACATCGTCGGCGGCATAGAAGGACCGTCCGTTTACATCAACGACATTCGCGTCGCCGGTCCTAAGCCGTGGGCCGGTGGAGCGCTCTTGCATCACTTTTTAGTCGACGTAAAGGACATCGAAGACGCACTCAAAGGATCGAATAGGAGCGTCGCTACCTGCATCGTATGCAGTGAACCGCTCGATGCAGGCGCATGTAAGAATCGACGTTGCCGTGCCTTTGTACAAGACTAACTGAAACCTAACCGCTTCGGATTGCATCTAATCTTACAGAAAGAGATAATATCACATGCCTCCTATCGACCCTACCGAGCCAATCGATTACGCCTTTGCCGCTCGCGTCAAGAAAGCTGGCGATCTTGCCGACAAGCTGATGGCTGCCGGTTGGGAGCCCGGCGTCAATATCAAAGACGAAACCTGGATACAGGCCATCCAGGCGACGGGCCGCAAGCCTAAGAGGGGCCACGAGATCCCATCCGAAGAGACGAAGATGCTAACTCTGAAGCTGCTCGAAGAGCGCTGGAAGGAGCGTAAAGGACAATGATCCGACATCGTTGGCTACTGTATTCTATCGTGGCCCTCGGCCTCTCGATGGGGAACGCGGCGGCAGGTATAGGCCATTTATGGCTTCACATCATCACGTTCGTTCTGGGCATCGTGTGTTTTTATATTTGGACGCTGAAGCTATCAAAATGAGCAATGAAAACCATCTCGTGAATTGGGATCGTGAGAAGCTCGAACGCTTCAAGAAAGCCTATGCCGACACTAAAGGCTTCGACCGTCATTACGTCTTCAATTTCGACGGTCACGACTACGTGAAGGCATACGCCAAGCATCTGATCGAATACTTGGAGGGAGAACTCCCCAAATGAAACACATCGAAGACAAATTTACCAACACGTCGATGAGTCGGCAACTCAAGCATTATCATCGCCGGAGAAATAGCGGCAATTGCGTGACCTGCCGTAAGCCTCGTGGCAAGAGTCCTACCCTCGAATGCCGGAAGTGTACTGTACTTCGTAGTGAGCGCCGGAAAGCGGCTCGGATCGCGGCAAAGGCAAAGCTGGCAAAGAAACGATGAAGCTGGTTCTAAGCATCGAACGAGAATGCATCTGGTGGCGTACCGGCAGCTTAAATGGTGCTGGTTACCAGATCTTAACACCGTGGAGCGAGCCAGTCTTCAGTGAGCGCTTTGGATACCGTAAGGCCATAATCAGGATCTTTGGTTGGCGGCTCATGCGACTAGATAAGGTAAAGGACTAAAACGTGCCGCGAAGAAACGGTCCCGTTAGGGTCAGGATTCGCCGGATGTCGGCGAAGACGAATCAAATAGACCTGAGTCGCCCGGCTCGCGAGTATCTAATGCGTCTTGGGTTGTATGACCAGCAAAAGAAAGTAGGCGACCTGGAAATCTGGTGCCGGTATGAAGGAATCAAATGCACGAGGGTGGGACCGACTGAGGAAAGCGTGACACCGATCTACAAGGAGTAATCGAATGGCAGGCAGACGAACAACCAAGAATTCCGCAGAACGCCGTGAAGATCTCCTAGCCGCTGTCAAACGCTCTGGTTTTACGGGGGTGGAAGTGATTCAGATTCTCTTCGAGTGGTACGGTTGGTGGAAATTGGAGATTACCGGAAAGTATAGCGGCGTCATGCACGTTTTTGAGCAGGGGGACCTTCACAAGGAGTACTAAAAATGGCAGCAATCTTTGTAACTTCGCCTGACGAGATCCCTAAAGGTGAGCATTGGGCGATCATCGGTAGCACTAGCGTCCACATCCCCGGAGACGAGCGCTCACGAACGAATCCCGGCCACGGCTACCCGGAGAGCACTGAGCGTTTCATCACATACGAAGCGTACCTGAACGAAGACGAATTCAAACACGAGCTAGAACGGTATTTCTTCAAAGGGAGAACGAATATCCGTGGGATGCACGTAAAAGGCACCTACACGAGCAAAACTGTAGTCACATTGGAGGCTGAGCTATGACGTCTTATGCGCCGCTGCTTTCTTCCGTTCCATCCGTTCCAGCAGTATCGGCACGTGGAGCCGTAATAGGCTCTCGATGGCGAAGGTAGCGTCGAATCGGTTGAGCTTGCAGTATTCCTCTAGCAATTCAGCAGCATCGGTTGCCAGTTTCATGCTCATCCGCTTGCAGTCTTTTTTGGGGCGTCCTGGTGATCGTCCGGCCATGGAAGGATAAGTATAGACGTAAATGTATGAAGAATCAAATTTCGAGGGCAATTGTAAGGTCCACGTCAAATGTGATCATCCCGGCTGCGAAGCGGGAATGACTGTTATTTTGCCGACGCACGATCAGTGTCAATGGGAGCTATATCGGTGGGGGTGGCGTCTGCACAAGAAACAGCAACTCTGCCCTAAGCACGCAGAACAGGTAGCGAGGAGGTTAAGAAACAGGTGAAGATAAAATACTCGGCGAAGGTCTCCGTGACTCGTCGCTATGCCGTAGAAGTGGAAGCTGAGGATTCTAGTCAGGCTAGAAGCTTGGCCATTGCCTCTGCGGTCGATAGCACTGGAGGCAAGGTGACGGATACCGGCGTCTCGCTTACGCAGCTAGGAGAGCCGTGGGCGTATTCGCACGGATGGTGCGGCGGTCTACCGAATGACGTCATCGTAGTCAATCGTTCGCTTGGAAACGATTTTAGTCACGCTGACATCGGTTTACTGAAGGATCGATTGATCGCTATGGGGCTAAAAGTGGTCGACGATTGGAACGGTGCCGGATGCTCGTCTGTCAGTTTCCGCTGCACCGGCAGGAAAGGAACCGATAAGTTCACGGCGGAAGAATTGGCAGCACTTCTCGCACCTAGATCCTGAAACCAAACCGCTTTTGATTGCATCTAAAAATCATGCCAATAGACACTTTCAGTCGCGAGCAGTTCGAGGCGGCGCTCCCTATCGCACGCGAGGGCTCTAATATGCGACTTTGGAAGCCGCTCGGTTTGCTTCACGGTGAATATTCCTATATTGTCCCTATTGTAGGTAAACCGCGATTTGGTGTCATGGTACGCTCGTCGGTACGCTCTAACGGTTGGTCTGCTGAAACAGGCGGGGATTCAATCCGCTGCTGGATCGTCGCGCACGAGCCTGGGTTTCCGGCGTGGGGGAGCAAGATCTCGAAGTACATCACCCGTACGCCGGGCTGGCAGAAGCGCTTGATCGACACGTTGAAGAAGCTCTACAAGATGGCGCTGGCCATCGAGGACTGCCCACACTGCAAGCAGCCGATGAAAGTATTCAAGGTGAAGAAGGAAGGTCCGAATCACGGTCGCGTGTTCATCAAATGCCACTGTGTATTAGGTCGCGACGAAGCACCGAAGTTTATGGAGATATCGTGAGAACGGAACTAGAAATCACACAAGCGATGGATATGCTGCTATGCGCCAAAGATGGCGCTAAGCGGTTAGGTCTGACCGATGAAGCCTTCAAGATAAGTATGTTCGTCGACTTGCTCAAATGGATCAAGGGCGAGCCTAGTCATTTTGGGCCGCAACTCGAAGTCATACGCAAGGTCGTAGAATCGGAGATCAACTGATGGAAATATCGTTCGAGAAGGAAGTCTTCACGGAGTATGATCTTGAGCTTCTGCGTACGCTCTGTAAGGATCGTAAGGAGCTTCATAAGAATTATCACGCTCCTCGTCGTGAGCGGCAGGCGCTCAATAAGTGCATCCGTCTGCTGGACGATGCTCTGTCGAAATTGATCGCAAAGAAGACATCGTGATGACGAAGCTCGAACTCGAACTAGTCGACGCGCTCCGGACTGAGAATAGTCGTCTCGCTGTGCAGAACGAACGTCTCCGTGAGGCCGTCGACGGCATCGCGCAGAACCCGGAGTACGTCCAGGCTGCCGGATGGTGGGGACGATTCGCGGCGTCGTTGGCGGGCGATAAGCGTAAGCTCCAGGATCGTATCGCGGAACTCGAAGCACGTCTCGAAAATTTTGAGGAGCGCCCGTGAACGAACAGGAATGCCCGCATTGTCCGAAATCTCCGAAACCTCCCATCGGTATCATGCCGGAACGTATCTGGGTACAGCGTCGCACTCTCGATCTATTGGGGGCGATGTCGCGCTACGTAGAGGCTGGGTTGCCGGTTGACCCTGAATGGATATTTGAGTTAGAGCGGCACGTGCTACCTAAAGGAGTCTTAGAAACCAAATGAATCTCACACTCGAACAAAAGAACGCCGAAGTCCTTCGCCGCATCGGTGAGTACGAAGAAATCGACTTCCGAGATAATACTAAGAAGCTAATCGAATACTGGCGCGCTGCTCATCCTGAAGCCGCCAAGGAAGTCAGCACTCATCTCCACCCCCTGATGCCGCTCGAAGGCAAGTCGCAGCCTAACTGGACCGACTGGCGCGAGACTCAAGGCGCTAAGGACTACGACGAACTCTGGGTCAACGACGTCTACCAAGTTGCCGTCCGTTACTGGACTC